CGAATAATTGTGTCCCCTTACCAGCCGACAACAGCTTCGCGAATGAATCCAGTAACTTAACGGCATTAGCGTTTGTATCAACTTTAGCTCTTAATGCAGAGACTAACATTTCAACATAGACTCGCTGCGCATTCCCTGCTTTTACTGTATCGTCTAAGAATTTGATTGTCTCTTGAAGCTGCGTACGATCACTATTATGATCATTAAGAATCGACGCAGCCACCGACATGAATTTCTGGAATACCCTATTAACTGCATCCTCTTCGGAGGTCGGTATTACATCCACATCAGGCTTCTCTGGAACTACAACCTGCTTCTTCTTCCCAAGTGGATCTTCGGCATCCTTGAGGACAGCTTTTAAGATCTCGTCTTCGGACACAGGTTCACTGGTTGTTGGCTTGTCGTCACTAGACATTACTGGCCTTTCTGTAGAAGCTGACGCACCGAATAAAGCCAATCCCAATTTAGTTGGACTGGGGAATTCTTGTAGTGGAGTTGCCCATCCTTCAAGGATAATTCCTCTCCCTCAAGAATATATGAATTGTTAGTTACTCCCTGCTCTGATTCCTCCCACCCACCAAAAGCCATGTTAGCTAGTGCATCAACTGCGTGTGTGAGAAGACTACGATCAGAAATAGCCTTCAAATCATCTTCAGTCAACGATTTACCCCAATTCTTGATTAAAAAATTGGCAGCTTCATCGATTTCAGGCTTCGGTTGGTGCCGAGAGGCCCGGCGTGTTCTCATTTGAATCTTTTTCATTGGATCTGGTCTCCTGTAACGATCACTCCCACTCATATGCTTCTTCGAGCGCGGAGTCCGATGCTTGCGTACAGCTCGTTGTATAGAACTGTCATGAGACAGTGGGGCTACACCCTCAACAAAGTCCTTGAGTTTCTCATCAAGGTTTTCTGGAGTACTTGCATCAAGAATTTTTTGCAATTCCTCCTTAGCCTTGATAAGATCATTCGTCATCATCGTCTCCGTCGAAATCCTTTTTCGAGCTGCGAGAGAGTTTCTGATGATCCTGATTCAGAGGCGAGTCAGTAAATTCAAACTGCCGAAGTCGTAACTGCTTTAAAAAGCTCGTTACCCTCTGTCGGGATAATCCACTCTCCCTCACCAGCTTCCCGATGAGGCCGTCGTAGGGCTTCTCATCCTTCTCATATAAATTTTCCAGAGCACCCACTATAGCGAGACCCCCATTGTCATACTTGGCCATCTCCTTGGCCTCGTTGATGAATCTCTCAAATAGAGCAGCACCTGGTCGATGGCGGTTTATGAGATGCCCCTTATAAGTACCATAATTCTTCTTGTCACGCATCTCACGCTTAATATGTGCCAAGATTACTGTCTTAGCAATTTGGCTCCACATATTGAAAACCTTAGTGTGTCCAGGCTCATAATTGAATTTATATAATGTCTTCTCAATCTGTGTCCATCCGACTTGGAATAAATCACCAAAACTAGCTGCATCATGACCTGGATAGATGTTGTGGAAATTATGCGTTCTGATTATTTGACGCAGTAATTCCATAGCATGACTCATAATCTCATTGCGTAACTCTACAGCTGTACAACCGCCTTTAACATATTCAGTGAGTAATTTTTCTACTTTGTGATTATCAAAATAGTAACCCTTAACCCTAGCCTCATCCTCTGGTCGAATTACGACTACAGGCTTCGGTGCAGGTTTAGTTTCTGTCTTCACAGGCATAGGATCCCCCGGTTTAGATGATTTAGGATTAAGAGGCTTAGATTTGGATTTAGGGATAGTCTTCTTACGCTTTTTTTGGCTTGCGGAAGCGCGAGCGGACGAATTGTTCCCCATCGATGGTTATATCTTTGAAAATTACTTTAGTCTTATACCCCATTTCAACAATGGCCTTGAGCTGGCTCCGACCATGTTTGTAGAGGTAATAATTATTAAGGAATAAGAAGGCGAATACACGGGCCCACTTCCGTTCATTGACCCTGAGCGCTCTACCGACTTTCTGCTCATAATCACTCCAAAGTTGGCCCCCGCCACAGATAATCAAATTATCCACCCCACCTTTAATATCCAATCCCCGCTTAAGGATCTTGCCGCCTATTAAGCAGCGAAGCTTACGTTCCTCGAACATTTTTAAGTACTTCTGACGAATACCCTTTGATGTCTTACCATATATGAAATGAGATCCGGGTATTACTTTCTCAAGATTCTGTCCCAATTCTTCAACATTAAGAGTGTCTACCAGAACTAGAGTGTTGTCATTTGGGAATCCTGCCACAATCTGCGCAATTCTATTATGGAAATCAGCATTCTCAATCATTTGCTCGCGCTCAGCGATATCAAATGCGGTCTTATCATCCTTATGCCCATCCTCTCCCATAACCATCATATGGAACCTAATAGGGATAATCCGTCCTAATTCCTCGAGATCCCGGCGATTGGTTTGAAAAATAACTGATCCCAAATGTTCTTTCAGGATCAAGTTCTCAACTGGACGGCGCTGATCGAATGGTGTGGCACTAAAGCCGTACTTGCGGCGACCATTGAAAAAGTGTCTAAATAAAGAGCGATATTGTGTGTTGGTTGCTTTATCACATTCGTCCACTAACAGCATGTCAGCACGCTTGACAATCTCCTGAAATTGTCTGGCATGTTTAAGTCGCTTCTTATATTCTGCTGGTCTCTTCCTCTTATAGGAAATTGGAGGAGTGCTAAGTGATTGGATAGATCCGACGATAATTTTCTGACCGTCAGGCGTTTCTCCACCATAGAATAGACCAACATCGAAGATGTCACGTAAATGGAGTCGTGCCCTAATCTGTTCGATAACAATTCGCTGTTCAGCAATAATAACGGTTGTGCATTTAAAGAGTTTAACAATACCAATCATTAACTCAGTTTTTCCACCACCAGTCTGAACAGAAAAAATTCCAACTTCTTCATTAATTGGTGTTTTAATGGCATCGACCTGAAATTGATCTAGAGTAATGCCCGAAATCCAATCTGCCCCAACAACAGTAGCATCAGGTACACTAATTGGGTCACGGAGATCTTCCACATCTAGTGGAATGTCATTAGCGGCACAAAACGCTTCTAATTCGTGTAAAAACGGTCGGGCTATTCGTTGTTTTCGGGAATCGTACTTGCGGTACCAGCCATCCCAATCTTGTTGACGTGTATCGATAAAATGTGCGCGAGGATGTTTAGCACTAAAATGTTCTGTTAATTTAGGATCAAGCCCCAAAGTAACTTGATCCAAATAGATCCAATCATTGTCTACAATCTGCGCAAGCACACTCTATATACTAACCTATAACGTAGAGTTGAGTTACTTGATCGCGGATTCCAAAATTGTCAATAAACGCATCGAAAATTTGTTCCGGTGGATCCACAAGACGACGGTTGGGCGTTTCCATTTGGTATAGAACTAGTGCACCCTTCTCTGGAAACCAATATGCTCTAGCTACGTTATCTGGATTTTCTACGCCCTTGTTCCCCAACCGCCAAATCAAGTTTGAATGTGACGCACTAGCGGTAGGACTCTTGAGGAATGTTCCTGTGGCTGTATGATAAACTCCAAGCATAGCACCTGGTCTATAAAGAAGCGCATAAACATCATCTCCATCCGCGCGTTTAACTTCTAAACCGCCGCCATACTCAAACAGGCATCGTAGGCGCATAACCTATTTTTATGGTGAGCAGCCCCCGAGCGAATGTCCGCAGGTGTTGCATGTCTCGCACGGGAAACGGGTGATATCAAATGAACCACAGACGCTGCAACCTCTTCCTTTAGCGGTAGTAATCATACTACGTTGCGCCAGGATGGGTTCTGAGCTGTGGTACTTGCCATTGCTATTGCCACCATTTCCGTTGCCGTTTGTACGTGAAGCAAGAATACCACGTCTGACTTCGTGCTGAGCTGGCGTCCGGCGGCAATAAGTTGTATCACCTTCATATTCTAGCATCGCCAGTTTAGCGACTAGATCCGGAATGCTGTAGCAATAAGTGATATATGGGTGGCTCGTGCGACCGCAAGGGCCGCCCTCTTCATTAATAAAGCTTTCAGCAATCTCTCTAAGAGGCTGACCATATTGTAGGGCATTGGACATTGCGCGAGAGGTCCACTTCATTGCGAGGTAGAAATCAGGATTCTCCTTAGAGACATCGATCCAGACTTCACAGAGTTGACCATCTTCGTATTCACCAAATTTAATGATCACTTTGTGCTGACGCTCGCGCCCGTGAATGGTAACTTCGTGTGCCACCAATTCACGCTTCTTCGGTGGACGCCGCCGATCACCTCGGAAGTACGCCTTATCTTCAATTTCACTCTGAGTCCACCAATCCATTTCAGTGGGATTATTAAGTGGTTGGGACTCTTTACATCCATCTCTATACAATGCAAAACACTTAATTCCACCTGGACAATAATTTTTCGAATGGCGACCATCAAATGCCGCCAAATAGACAGCTTCGACGTCCTTCTCAGTAGCGTCTTTAGGCATATTAAATGTCTTAGAGATCGCACCACTAATGAATGGTGAAACAGCCGAGCAAGCACGGACGTGAGCTTCCCAACGAATATAGCGATCACCATAACCACTACGATTCGCACAATCGAATATTTGGAGGTGCTCAGGCTTCAGATGTGGAGCGCCTTCCAAAGTACCATATCCACAAATCCATTTGTTAGCCTCAATATATTGGTCAGGTGTGAATCCCATCTTACTAAAAAGATTAGAATTCGCATCCTTCTTTCGATCTAATCCAATAGCATGTATAGATTCATCAGTGAATTTATGGAGCCCAACTGCATAACGCAATTGAGTGACACTTGGTAAACTAGCTTCAATTTCATCTATATCACGCTCACTGACTCCACGCTCAAGTAGACTCTGTCTATTAATATGAGGACTACCTTCTAGACTATTATTACCCAGAACATGGACCATAATGTCATCAATTTCTGATTCATTATAACCAAGTTTCCGAAGGGCGGTCTCAACCGACTCATTAACAATTTTCATACTACCGCCACCAGAGAGTCGCTTGTGCTTTACAATACCAAAATCAGGTTCAATGGCAGTAGTGTCGCAACCAAGTAACAAGCCGACAGTCCCACTAGGCTGGATCAAGGTTGTGAATGCATTACGGTATCCGTTCCGACGTCCGAGAGAGATCGCTGACTTCCACGTCGCACGGATCGCTGTACTCATTTCTTGAGAGATCTGACTGTGATCAACTTCCCATGGTTTAACTGTCAGCTTCTCATAATCGCCAGTCTTATACTTTCCTAGGGCTGCCCGACAATGATTGCGGAGTACGCGGGCCATCGATTTCTTATTGTCTCCGTAGCGCGGGAACGTACCCAGCGTCCGGGCCATCTGTGCACTAGCGATATAGCTTTCTCCGAGCATCAAAGCAGTCACACCCGCCATCATGTGGCAGGCCTTGTCACTATCATAGGGGATACCGAGACGCATGAGAACAGCGCCAATTCCCGAATGACCCAATCCCGTCGTGCGATATTTAACGGTTCCTTCGGCTAGCTTCTTCGTTGGAAGCTGCGCCGCATTGATTGAAATATCCAACACCATCATCAGATGACGGCAAGTATAACGGAAGTCATCCACATGGAGCTTCCCCTTGTCATCAAAGAATCGTTGCAGGTTGATTGTAGCCAAATTACAGGAAGTATCATCTAAGAAAACGTATTCGCTGCATGGATTGGTCGCTTTGATCCGTCCATCGTTAGGACAGGTGCTCCAATCCTGAATAGTATCCTCATACTGGACTCCTGGATCACCCGACGCCCATGCGGATTTTACAAGTCCATTCCACAGGTCGCGTGCATTCATCGTCCGCACAGTCTCACCGCTTGTGCGAGAGGTCATAGCCCAATCAACATTACCCACGACTGCATTGATGAAGGTTAGAGGAATCCTAATAGAGTTATTGGAATTCTGACCAGAAACAGTCTGATAGGCTTCCCCTTCCCAACCAGCGTTAAATCCTCCATGTTTCAAAGCTTGGACTTTGCGTTCTTCAACTTCTTTCCATTCAATATATTCCGGGATCTCTGGATGATCCATGTCGACAATTACCATCTTCGCAGCCCGACGCTGGCTTGATCCCGATTTGACCACTCCAGCAGAGCGATCGAAGATCTTTAAGAAACTCATCAGGCCGGTGGCCTCGTTGCCACTACTAAGTTTTTCGTACTTCGAGCGAATGGCCGAAAAATTGCTCCCTACTCCTCCCCCGGTCACAAATGCACGAGCCTCATCAGGGATGTTACGATAGATTCCGGATTCTTCGAAAAGAGTGTCTTCTACAGACAGAATATGGCACGCATGCAGGCCGGGATGTTGATATGCATTGTCAGTCTGTTTAGCAACAAGTGTCTTAGGATCAGCCCGCCAAAAACCCTTCTTCTTGCCAGCGAGACCATAAGCCCAGTAAACGCCAGAATTGTACCACTGTGGTGTATTCGGAGCAGTGAGTTGATTCTCTAATAGGTAAACTGATTCATCATAAAATGATCTAGCATCGATCTCAGTATCAAAATACCCATACCACCATCCCCAATAAGTCCAAAAACCAGCCAGACGATGAAAGACTTGCTTGGCGCTTGTCTCTCCACCATAAGTACAACCTTCCGCTGGAACAGATCGCCGTAGCCACATTGGGATATTGCGACCATCATCTGTCTTCTCATCCACGCGTTCAGTCTTAGATGGAACGTTGGTGAGTCTAAGATATTTCGAAAGGATGATGTCCTGCGAGATCTGTGTAAAGTGAGCAGGGACTTCCGCGTTTTCTACTTTATAAACGATTTCGCCAGTCGATTCATTCTTCAGAACAGTGCTTGTTTCTCGCCATTCAACGTAACTGTAGGGGTCAACTCCCGCCTTGGTAAAATGCCGTCCGATCTTCATCTCATATGCTCCGCTGGTGTACCTGCAACTAACAGGTCATTCTTCAAAATTTTTTTAATCTCATCTCGAACGGTAAGATTCTGTAAGATCTTGATTCTACCACGAAGTAGGATCAGATCCGCTGGAAATTCTCGCCGCTCATCGAGCGGTAATAGGTTAAGAGCACGACGACAACCAGTAGAAATCGTTACAAATCCGAGTGCTAAATCACCAGATCTGTACCACTGGGTCAGATTAGTGTAACCTCTCCGATTTTCCTTATGGAGTAAGGTAGTTGTCAGGTCGCCTCGACCTACCTGCTTATCAATAAATTTCTTAGAACGCTCGACATCAGTAATTAACAATTCCGTCTTAGTAATTTCGCCGCGCAAATAATTGAAGCAAATATCTAGTACCGATCTCATATTCAAGAGAGCGGTTCCCTTATTTAACAATCCATTGCGCTTACCATATTGAACAACTTCTTTTACTAATGCACGAGTTTCGTTATTATCTAGCTTCCAAGTTTGAGTTTGTCTGAGGAACTTCCGTATTGCTCGATAAGCATACGTTTTTGAGGCGTCCGTATGCGGGGGGAGTTGAGTCCTTCTACCGACACCGGCCATTGCACGGCGATAACAATCGTAGATAGAAGTAACTGCGTCTTGGTCGACCATTGAAACGCCAATATTTTTAATACTTAAAGTTATGAGTGAAAAGAAAAAAGAAAAGGGTTCTCAGGGCCAGACGGGGCCAGAGAAAGCCACGGAAAACATGCCAGTTGAAAAGCCATTGGACAAGAAGTTTGCAGATCAAATTGGCCCAACAATTGGACCGCTCTTAGATACACACAAAATAGAAAACGTTATAGTAATTGCAGAAGTACCAGGAAATAAAGATGACGTGGCGATTTTTTATAGAGGCCACTTCTATGATGTGACGAAACTAGTGTCTGATGTATACGGACGCTTCAAAGAAGTGATCGCCAAAGAATTGGTTTAAGTTAGTTGCTGAGCCGCGCCCTTCTCAAAGAAGAATTGTAGATTCTTCTCACCTAGCGTAAGCAATTCATTGAAGCCGATCCCTGCCGATCCTTCTTCGGCAAGCTCGCCTGTTGATAGAATATCATCTACAGGATCGAAGATCGTAACGAATTTCACACCAGGAACATTTTGAATTGCTGAGTATAAAGTACTAAGATTGAATCCCTGACCCATATCGAATTTATCTAGAGCAAAGAAATCATCAATAACTGTATTAACAGATTCTCTGATGGTTCCAGCATCAGCAGTCCTGCTGATAATGATACTAGCTTCAACGTCAACAGCCTTAATTTCACCATCAAGAGCACGCACTTCATCGGTTAGAACTGCGAGGTCTCTGAAGAATGTTTCTAACCCCTGTTTCAAGCCCGTGCTAGGCTTTACTGGAATACCATCAGGACCCTCGGCTAGAACATAGAGTTCTACGATATTGCGATTAATAAAATTCGCATCAAGTAAAGCAGCTGCTGCTTCTACAGTAGGAGCATCCCTAACGGCAGTAGCTAGAGTTTCAAGATCGCCCTCTACGCCAGTCCTTAATACCGCTACAGACTTCAGAACGGATCCAAAATGTGGGTGCGTAAAGGACTTCGACAATTGAGCATAATCTTCACCAGTTGTAGCAGAGTTTAGTGTCGCCGCATCCTTAGGAGCGCGTGCCTTTGCTGCCTCTAAAGTTTCCTCATCGGTACCACCAGAGCTGGGTTGCGGATTACGGAAAAGAACTTCAATTGGTGCACTAACTGGTGGATCTGGACTTACAGCCCGCGCTTCATTGATAATGCTAGAACCAATGCGTCCACGGATGCCGCCGCCGATACGGTAACGTACAGTGATTATCTGACCCGGCAGAGGAGCCTTACCAGTGACGTCGTCCCCAAAAACTACTCGAGCCCGATCTTCTTGAAAACGGACTTCAAATACCGAATCGTTTGGCCCAAAACGCTCAATAGCTTCGACCCGTGTGAATATTTCTACATCCTCATCGGTTGCAACCTCTACAATGATAGGTTCATCGATGACATTTTGGTCCAAAATCTCTATAACCTGATCCGTACCTCCAGCTGATTCAACAATGATAGGATCTGCAAATCGTCCTTCAATACCAAACCCAATGACACCTCGCCTGCCGCGAGGTATTGTAACACTGCTTGTAAAATCACTTGGGGCACGGAAGAGTTCATATGTCAACGGGCGGCCATCCGCTCCAGCAAGCGAAAATCTCAACCCTGCTGGGATATTAACATCCGACGATGAAGGCGACCCAATTGTAGCTTCAAGATCAACGATTGCAGGAGTTGCTCTCTGAATTTCCTGGTTGATAAGACGCAGATGATTAATAACGGCTTCTTTGGTCTGCGCTGTTGGTAAGAATGATTCATCTACCAGAATGTCACTACGTTCCGACAGAATATTGCCTACAGCAGCCACCAACTCGGTGAACATGATTACACCGTTGCTGGCTACGAAGTCATTAAAATCTTCTGGGAAGTATGTCTTGATATATTCAACTAACGCTCGCCGTAAAGTTACGAAATCTAAGGCGCTGAAATTGATACGCCGAAGCTCTGCCGGAGTAAGAACAACGCCGAACTCCTGCGGTTGCGTTGGGACTAAAAAGACTGTTTCTTCCGCCATTATGTTGCTACCTGATTAGGTGGTGCGGGGGTAACTGGAGTACCAACTGGAACTCTCAGTTCTAGCACAAATTGTATACTCGGATCGTTAATTATAAATGACCTAATCTTAACTTCTAATTGCGTATCATCTAAGACCCGCTCAATTAATAACTCAGTTACTTGAACCCTAGGTTCAAAAGTTCTGATAGCTTCCAATATTCCTCGTCTTAATGTATCTATCGTAAGACGATCTTGTGGTTCAAAAGTTGTTCTACGTAATTCGGTCCCGAAATCAGGTCTGAATGCACGTTCACCAGGTACTGTTAAGAGTAACTGGAGGAGATCATTTTTAACTAAACGTTCATCAGTTTGGACGGGCATTACTGGGCCGCCCTCGCGGAAGAACGGTGGATTAAAACCAAAGAATATACTTGCCATTATTTCACCAACTCCGATACCTTCACGAGAGAATCAACTGTGGTTGAAAGCAACGTATTAGTCTCATTAAACTGTGAGATCAGTGAATCTCGACTTTCAACCAATTCTTCTTCACGCGTCTCCAACTTTGCAACTACTGTACTATTAGGATCAACCTCAGAGGCCGCGTTTATTATTTTTCGAGTCTCATTGAGTCGCTTTTGGTTTTCAGCAATTGCGACTTCTAGATCCGCTAGTAATGCCTGCAGAGAAGTAACCTCTGCCTGCAGCTGTTTCTTTCGTGCAGTGGATGCTAGAGACAATCCTACAATCTCATCCTCCGTCAGACCAGCGTCCTCCAGATCTAGGACATTTGTATTATGTTGTAGATCAATTTGTTTGGGGACACTCTTCGTATCCGGTAAATCAATTTCCTCATCTGTAAAATCTAGTAGTTCACCGACCGCAAACGTTTTTCGATTAGTGCCTGTCTCATTACGATTAGCTTCCACAAGTGTGAATACCAATTCCCCGAACGCAGTTCGTCTTACCAAGTCACTATAAATCAACGGATCGCGCTTCCTAAGCTCCTCCGCAACTGGAAGCTGCAATGTTAGGGCTGTAGAACGACTTGGATCATCATTGGATATTACGAAAGTTACGTTGCCAGAGTCGTCCGGATCAACCGGAAGTTGGCCTGCATCTTGATATAGACCTGTTGGAAAACGAATAATCATGATAAGCTATAGTATATTTTTATGGCTCCGGCTCTTCGTCAAAGAATTCGATTCCTTCTATTGGGATATCTCCCTCATATTCAGCAATCAATTCATCAGTCTTATAGGTCAGTAAACTGGCATCTGGGACACCCGTCACGCGCAAGATCAATGCCCGACCACCATGGAGCTTCTTAGACTCCTCAGCAGCATCCGCTGCCAGGAATGTATTGAAGAATAGTATAATCTTAGTCGCATCAGTATTTGGTGGTATATTTTCATTATTAGCGAATGAATCCAACCGGAGACCAAATTCTGTAACCTCATCCTTGAAAACAGTCGATAATCCATAGAACAACGCGCCACCAGACGGCTCCAAAGGATCTTCCGGAGTCGGCGTTGGATTGACAATAATATCCGGCGGAGTATCGACATTACTGCCTGGACTACGAGGTGGTGGTTCACCCGGAGAACCGCCGCCGCCTCCGCCTCCGCCTCCGCCGAATCCGCCTCCACCACCCGAGAACGTTTCTGGTGGAATTGGAGTGGCTTCTGGCTTATTCGGAGCGCAATTATATCCCTGGTTAAATGGCTTTGGCTTACGTGGTTCAATCTTTTCTTCTATTGGGACAGCTACGTCACAATCAGTATTAACTCCCACTGGAGCTGGGCCAGCCGGATGCTGTGGAATATCAATATCCTCGTGTAAGCCTTTCATTGTTATGCAGGTGATACGGCCAGCTCGAAGTTGGTCATTAGTTCCAACATGGCCTGCCCTGACAGTCCATTTTGTACCACCAGCAGCTTCCATACAAATGCTTCCACCGGCTTTCATATTAATGTTCTTGGCAGCCCTCATATTGATATCCTTCTTGGAGATGACCTCTACATTGCCATCTGCAAAAATTTGGATCTTATCTAATTCATTACGAATCAATATCAGCTGCTGACGATCATCAAGACCGATATACATCTTATTTAACTTATCACGCCAAACAGCAAGGTCGAATGTTCTCGACATAAAGAATCCACGTTCTTCTGGGCCAGTAGCTTCTGTAAAGCTTTCACAAGGGGCCTCTGCATCACGCATCTCCATCCCCTGACCTTCAGGGGTTTTCATGCTGACAGAGCGATTCTTTTTATCAAGTTTCAAATGATAGGTATTGCGCTCAAAGTCATGGGTTAATGCTACTGTTGTAGAAAATTCATTACCTTTCTTACCCTTAAAATCCTCTACTATTTTATCAGATGTATCTGTGGCCATCGCCATGTAATCGAATCGATCATTGATCTCGAACACTTTCGATTTTGGCGATACGACCATCAACCGATTGGCAGGATCTTTATCATTAGCGTCGACAGTGAACCCACGACGAGTCCGTACTAAGAAACCATTACCACGTGGCTCTTCCTTGCCCTCCGCATCAATCTTGTCAGATCCACGATCATCAAGAGTCATCTTAACGCCATGACGCGTTACGAAGCGGATCTGACGAGCGTCTTCCTTGAAGTCTTCTTCATCTTCCCCGTCGAGATCGGCACCTTTATCAGTTTGCAAAAGTTCTTTAACGAATTTGTCCTTCTCAGGATCACAGCCTTTATCGATAGACTGGATGAGATGGCCAGCTTTAGTACGGAATTTAACCCACCGCTCATCTCGGTCGCTTTCTTTGGAGATTTCTACTTGGCTTTCAAACTCGCCAGGGCGATTCTTTTTGAAACCAACATCGCGCATTTCAAATTTATGCCCATAGCGCGTGCGAAGCTCAACTCGACGTTGGTCATGTTCCTTGGGTTCCTGTTCATTAAAAAATTTCTGCAGATACTTGTGTCGAGCGATTTCAAAGCTCTCATCTTCATCGAACTTACCTTCGAATTCTTTCTTCCAGTCATATCCAACGTCATTCAAAATCATCGTATGGCCATACTTCGTATGAAGTACAGCCAACTTAACGTCAGGTTCATTCTCCTTAGGAGGTTTCTGTGATGCTTTAAACTCGCTCTTAGCTATGGCATCCGTACCCGCAGCGGCTGGTTTTTCTGCATGTTCATCCGGGAAGAACCCAACAGAACTGAGCATGAAAAATGTGCCGTAGCGATCACGAACGCCGACACTCAGCGGGCGTTCATCCTTAGGGAGATATTCCTCTTGGAAATCACTTGGAGTATCGGCTGGTTCTCCCTTATCATTCACTGATAAGGGTGTCTTACCATGAATCGACTGGAGAGGATAGAACTTACGACGAGTAGGATCAGCAGCGCCGGTTACAATTGGAGAGTAAGGATGATTTTTTTCGAACTGGACCCAGACAATATCGCCTATTGTAAGACTATTCCACCACCCACTACCTTTACCACCAAGCGACTCAGATCTAGTAGCCCATGGCAATTCATCAACCTTGATATCATTATTGTGTAATTCCGGGATGCGAATACGAAGACGACCAATCCGTAGCGGATCATTAGTTTCCGCGACTACGGCACGATACATCCCATCAAAGCGGTCAAAGAGATTCTCTGTCCGTTCTTTGAAGAATTTATTAAAAACCCGATTAAGGTTATCCATTTACACGTTAGGTAAGACCGTCTCAGCGGTCGGTAATTTAATTACTGCTCCGACCGGAGGCCAATTAACTGGGTTCAAAGGCTTGTTGAATAATACCACTACCCAGTCCAAGACAGGAGAATTATATATATCATCAGCAATAACCCACGGCCGTCCAGCTTGGGCATGCGAAACAGTTACGCGTTCTATTTGTTCTATCCTAAGATTAGCCTCATCTAGAAAAAAGTGTTTCTTCATGAGACCAAAAGTCTCAATGTCGTCACGAAGTATAGATTGTGTAAGCTTAAAACGAGACTGTGGGTCTTTGGCCAATGTCATTAGTACCACTCCTGCCTAGGGAATGTATCAAGCTGAGGAATCTTCTGCTTAGGCTGCTGGCCCTTACCACCAATATTAGTAACAAGATAAGCGCCAACTTTAATCGTCGTAAGAAGAGGCCACACTTCACTACCCTGCTTAATTAGCGTATCTCCATGTGTTATGTTGACATCCGTCAATCTGAATGATGCCTGGCCGATACCAACTTGATTGTAAAATTTCACAACAACACGTGGTAAAGCTTTGACATTCTCCATATTCCGGTAGAAGTAAGCTTTAAACGTTCTAGCAATATCTTGAATCTCAAAAACACCAAATTTCCCACCCGCAACAATATATTGGAATTGCATCGTAATCTTACGGGCCGAAGCACCCATCCAAATGGCTTGTGGTTCGTAAGACTTAACGTCAATTTCTTTCCAATTAGCAGTCTTAGTATCGTCCGTTATACGCGGTGGAAACTGTAATGGTATTGTCGTGGCTCCAGGGAAACCAGCGACAGGCGCTGGCTCTGGATCAAATTCAATAGAAACTTGTTCAATCACATCTCGATCAATACCCTGTAATGCAAAAGTCATAATTAACTTATTCCTTTATAACCATTGATTTGCTAAACTGGAGAGCTGACCAGAGTCCTGTTGACCCTTAGCTATCTTTGGCAGCCACTCTCTCAAGAGAGCGATTAAGTCACCTACATCAAGTTCTCCAACTTTGGTTCCTACCTTCTTCATTTCATCTCTCATCTCCTCAGTACCCCGTACTAAGAGGGCCTGATTACGCTCTTCACGAATCTTCCTGGCCGTATCCTCTGTGATGAGTGGCTTCCGTGTTGGCTCAGCCTTGAGAGTAATTGGAGCGAATGGGAATCCAGGTCCGATGTCGATTCGTTCCCTCGCATGCTCGACACGCTCAGCCAGCTCCTCGAGAATAGCCGCAGATTCCATGAGTTCGTCTTTACGCCCTAAGATTCCATCAATGAATGGGCCAAAGACGTCACCAATACGACCCATATTTGTAAGAGCACCAGCCAACTTAGTAGCTGGTTCTGCAACTTCCTTAATAGCCTGAGCAATTTCTTCTGCCTGCTCAATAGGACTCTTCACACCGAAGATGCTTGCAAGACCACCAATAGCACCAGCAGCGGCTATGCCCATAAGAGCACCCATAAAGGCCACGATACCTCCCGCTAGACCCAGAAGTGCAGCACCAGCTCCCGCCGGAATGACAGCCGCAGCTGTTGCGATTTTTGTGAGAGCAGTGCCAACTTTTCCAAGCACCGGTGCTATGAACAGACCCATCACAGCAGCAACCATAAGAGCTCCAAAGCCCAACAATATCGCTGGGCCTGCTAATAGCATAGCACCCCCAAGCAACATCACACCGGCCGCAAGCAACGGCATCATCAGTGCCATTGTGGTTATTACTGCTATAAATGCCGCAGCATTTTCTAGAACAACTTCAAAAAATGCCGTAAATGCGTCAACTATCAACTTAACTCCGACACCAGCCAACAGAGCCGCAACGCCAATCGCTAGTATAACGAGAGCCAGAACAGCCAATCCGGGAGCCGCAGATAATGCGGCTGCACCCATTATGTTAATACCAATTGCGAAGACGAGGAATGCCACGGAGACAGCGAGCATTGCTCCTGCAGCAACCGCCATATCTGCCATACTTAGACCCAACTCCTTCATGGCGGCCGCGAGCGCGAGTATAACCGCACCCGATATTACCATTAATAGACCAAGGACCAAAACACCCTTAAGAACTGCGGGGGTGCCCATTGCCTTTAAACCTGAAGCCAACCCCTGGAAGAACCCTTTAATAGATGCACCAGCCCCAGGGCCAACTTTAGCTGATTGCATGGCTGCGTCACTGGCCTTTTTGGTTGTATCTGCAACCTTACCCATCGTTCCTGCTAGCTTACTACCAGATTCTCTAAGTCCTCTAAACCAGTTTATCGTCCCTTTAATTCCAGAGATAATACCAGTTACAGCATCTTTCAAACTCGTGAATGTACCCCTAAGAAGTTTAAGAGCCCCTACAGCCTTCAAGGCCGCTGTGACTAACACGACACCAAGAAGGATGTTAAGAGGTTTAGCGACTATAGGATACTTCTGTATCCATGCCATAAGCTCGCCAAACTTGGTAATAAGCCACGAAATTGGTTCTAGTATCGATGTAAGCGCTGGAACCAGAGTTTCAGCTAGTGATGCAGACATCGCCATAATCGGGCCTAATATCTTTTGGATTTGCCTTGTAAGAGTCTGCATCGATAACTGGAAGTCTGCCGCAACATCAGCAGCCTTCTGTTCATCATTGATAAATTGCTCAATAGACTTACCAGCTTCTTCCGCTCGCAAGCCCAATAATCTGAAACTCTTTGCTGATTCCATTGGGATACCAACACTCTTCATGACTTCAACAGACAACGATCCATAGCGCTCTCTCAAATCATCAAGTGCTGGACCCATCCTTGCGAATATTGCTTCTGCCTTCTTGCCTGGTGTATCCAATTCATCTAATTGAACATTGAGAAATGCCCATGCAGCAGCATTGTCATATTGTTCAGTAGTCATTCGGGCCATATCAGCAGCAAATGCTCCAGCATTACCACCTGCGCGAGAAATACCCGCAGCCCATGGTTTAATAGCCGCTTCCCAATCTCTAACTTGATTAGCATCAAATTCTAGAAGCATGGTACCAGTCGCGTCAGCCAATGTGTTCATGAAGCCCGCAGCCTCAGCGGCACTCATACCAGACTGCTTAATCATTGCTGACATCTCACTAAGGGCCCGTTTAGCTTCCTCAGCACTACCAGTAAGAACAAAGATTGCACGCTGGTATTTGGCTGTATCCTTCTGAGATATGTTGGTTGCTATACTAAATTCAGTATTCGCTTTAGCAAGATCGCGGATGGCATCTTGTGCACCAAAACCAGCTTCAGATAAAGCCGCCATTGTCGCGATAGCTTCGTCGGTTGTTACACCAAGCTCCATTCGCAATGCATTGGTCGAACGTATCATCTCCTCTTGACCACCAATAAGCTGGAATGTCATTGTGCGGAACTTATCCTGCATCTGAACAACATCCGCAATACCCTTAGCCAAAAATGCCAAAGCTGCAATTAGAGGACCATAGGCTAACCCTAATTTACTAATTATACTCCATGCCTCAGATGCAGCAGGAGATAACTTAAGAAGACTCTGGGTTACACCTAGAAATGCAGCTCGTGCAGAATTATTAGCTTCTACATTCTTACCAACAATATCGTGGCCTTTCTTCCAATGCCTATTAATAAAATCAATTTCTGTTTTTTGCTCTTTAAGAGCAGGCATAAGCTCTTTATTTTGATCAAGCCATTCTTTCTCTTTTTTATTGACCTCCTCCATCTCGTCGTCTAACTTCTTCATTGATTCAAGTAACTTCTTTTGCGCCTTCTCTGAAAGCGCCGACGAGTCATTTAACTGTTTCGAGACATCCAAATATTCATTATAGATGCGAATCTTGTCATCAATTATTGCATTAGCTTCTATTGATGCAGCTGTGAATTGTTCAGTTACATCAACCAATTGTGAAGTTTCGGCTCCAGCTAAAGCACTAGCGGCTTGCTGCATCTTCTCTTGAAGGTGTTCTGTGGCTTCCGTGAGTTGATCAATCGCATCTAGGGCAGGCTCTACCTGTAGTTGAAGTTCCAAACCCAGAGCATATGCATTTACGTCAGCCATTATACCTTCTGTGCAGAAGCGTCATGATCAAGTCGCGCTATATAAATGTCCGTGAACCATGCTTCAGGAGAAGCGCTGTGATGAAAACCATAAACCAACCAATTCCCGCTCAAGAAGTATGGCTCCCCATCAATATCTTTCCAGCTAATATTACACTTAGCAACCCCAAGCTTACTACTATCATCCAATAGTCGCTCGCCTTGAACGCGTATCTTCATACGCATGACGAGGTTTAACATATTCAAGAACAATCCACGTGCTCTGCCGTCGATATACTTGCTATAAGTGATCCCAATATCCCCGGCGTTATGTTCAGGAATAGCCATTACACTCGTGGCCCATTCTTTGGTGGGTTTCTTAAATCCTTGTGACTGATTAATATCAACATTCTTTTTGTCTGATGTGTTCTCGTCCTTGACAAACACTTTTTCCTCACCTGAATCAGTGATCTTATCAAGGAACTCACCAGAAACAGCAGAAATACCAGATGTTATCAACTTAGTCTGGAGAGGACTAATGAAATTATCAGCTAACATGTTGTAATTAAGAATGTCCTGACCACCGCCCTTTCTATTGAAATGATAAACACCCAGATCGAATGGTTCTAAATCAGCCTGTTCCTTAATGACGATCTTATCATCAGTACTAGCAACAATCCAATGAGTTTTCTTAGCTGTAGTGCTGGCGGACCAATCTAGTAGCGATCTAATGAATGTCTTAGGATCTTGCCGCATCATATACCAAATATTCTCTTTGTTGTCCTCAGTGTCCGACACTTCAACCGTAATGGCGGGTGCAAATTCCTGAACCACCTGTTGTATTACAGAACTGACATTGCCTTTATATGCCTTACCTTCAGCAGTCCCCTGGTTTAGAAAGAAACTTGGAGGATCTACTGCGATGAATTCCAATTCGCCATGCTCTCCTTCTCCTACTGCGTTCAATGTAGTCATGAATCCTTCACGCTCTTCAGTCTGAAGATCATCACTGCCATCGCCCCATTTAATTCTGAACTTAACAGGCGTTTCTTTTTGGCGGCCCTCTTTCAAATAACCCTTTGTGGCGAAATCTTTTAACAAGTTGAAATTAGGGTCCGAGATGCGCCCACGCATGATGTAACCGCCATTAATAAAACTGGCCCACTCGAATTTTAAGAACTTGTCGCCAATGTTGTCACCACCGGCGATCTTAATTTCGCAGGTAACACTTCCAGTAGTCTGTGGTTCACCCATTACATCTTCCCTAGATCAAATTTCTTATCGATGTGTAATTTAGATCTCTTTAATTCGCGATAAGCTTTATTATAATTAGCAATATTCCTCTTGAACCATGTAATCTTATCGCTTATCTCCATCTTCTTTAGGATTTCTTGATTCTTACGAATCTTATCAGCCTCATCTTTACTAATACTATTAGTCAATAACCCAACCAACCTGTCCTCAAGTTCCAAGAGTATCAAGAGCAGGTAATATTGAGATTTGAGGCCCTTTTGATATTGTATCCAAGCTAATTGCATGACTGGCCTTATGTATATTTGGGGCTAGAAGGATTTGAGAAGCTGGTTGATATGATACAAAGTGACCGACTGTAGATTATTCTCGGCATATTGCCGAGGCTTACTATCCCTCATTTCGTTCCAGTCTTTGTATGGTTCGGGTGGGATTACAAACTTAACTTCTGTATCCTGTACAGATTCCAACAACTCTGCGTTCTTCTGGATCGACATTATCCCCTCATAATCCCGATCAGGGGCCAGGACGATTACGCTAGGGCCAATAGCCCGTACCTTCCGACATTGGACCTTCTGCATACTAGCGCCGCCAGTGGCAACTGTCCCATCTCCAAGAGTGATGGCATCAATAATGGATTCCACAATGAAGACAGGCTGACTGGGCTCGCATGTGTCAAATCCGTATAGATAATTCTCCTTCCCAACTCCTCCAGTCTTCTCTAGAGCAGGGAAATCGAACATTTTGGTATGGATTAGCCGTGCTTGCCAATATACCTGAACCCCATATTCATAATATGGAAAGTAGATGCGATCAACGCCATAATGAAGATCGTATTTTGCTGCAGTCTCCGAATTAATTCCACGTGAATTCAGGTATGTAAGAGCAATTTGTTTAAGCTTAGATTCTCCCGGATCTCGGAACGATTTAGCTTCTTCTGGTAAAGAAACGTCTGGTTCAATCTGTACTTCTTCCTCTTCTTTGATATCCTTTAATTTGGGTTGAAGAATAGATCGGAGATCAACTCCCTGACCACAGACATCCTGGAGAGCTTCATAAAATGTAATATTCTTCCACTTCTGTACGAATCGTAGAAAGGGACCATCAAAACGCTGGTGCCCCGGTCGCCAATCATGGCACACACCTTTGAGGGTATTAATGTTGAATTTGTAATTCGTATCACCATCAAAAGGATTGCAAATTTTAAGTTCTTGACCACCCTTTCGCCGACGATATTCAAAGTGGCGAGCTACCCAAGACTCAATCTGCTGAGGATCAAGCTTTATTCTTCGATGATCCATAGTTATTTCTAATAGTTGACAGCATTGGTTGAAATACTTATAATATCCACATGAGACGACGCTACGATTTCGACCGGTTTGGCTACGATGGAACAATCTACGAGACTCGAAAGGGTCTGCTTGTGCTCTTTATGGGGGATGTTGATCGCTGGAAAGGGCCTTACCCTGGAAAATCTTGGGAAGAGTATATTGACAGTGACATGATTAAGCTTCGTGCACCCTCGCCCGATGCGTATAAAATCCCCACTTTCTGGATTGGCCCCGACACTGGTTACTGCCGAGGCCCGCTGATCGGCGGACGAGCTGGAGAACATCACTTTTTAATTATGAATAGTCGCTACGAAGAGGCCAATAAACTGGTTATTTCCCCGCGCTGTCGTCACAATTTGTTCGATTACAAACATTGTTCTAAAAAGTGTTGGTATATCGCTGAGACCATTACTCGTCTTAATGAAATTCGAAAGCTTGAGGGAGATGTCAACGATAGCGGCCCCGAGCATGCTAAGATGCTTCGTACAGCCCACCTTGAATTGGTGCGCTTCAAGCACTTATTTGGAAATACCGAAGATAAATGGAAAAATTACCGCGAGAAGTGGAGCGCTTAGATAATCTGAATCCGGAAGTCGCCCGATACCCGCGTCTCTCCATTGGGTAACTGCAACGTTACGCGATAGATGTAGGTTCCAACCAAGAAATCCGCAGTATTGATTTGGCACTGAATCACAAATGGATTCGCACGGAAACTCCCCTGCCTAATCCCAAGCGTGCATTCTTGGTTATCGAGTAGAACTTCACAATTCTCGGTCTGAATTGTAATAAACGCTCGAGACTGCGGGATGAGTGGCGCAAACCGGTTGAAGTCGAAGTCATAAAGCGGCAACGGCATAATGCCGATTTCTAGATTTCTTACTTCAGGCTTCTTGAACGTCTTATCCAGAGCTTCGAAACCAATTCGTGGAGTTACCAGGCCATCGTCTGCAAAGAACCCCTCAGAGAATACAAAGAACTTATTACACTGCTGGCTCCAGATAGATTCATCAGTCAGATCTACAGCCGTCCCACCGGTGCCAGCTGGATCAGTTCCAATAAAATTCCAAACATCAATGTACGCTGCAGGTGCATTGAAATCACGGGGAATATCAAACACGAGCAAGAACTGGCCTGGAAGTGGCGATCCTGTGGCATCAGTTACTTTGATTAGTGGATCTGGATATCCCGTTGCATCTGGTTCCACAACTGGGACCTGTGCAACCAAATTCTCTGGCTTCTCTACTTCCTCAAAGATGTCAACACGTCGAATTGCAAACGGATCAGTGGGAATTCCATTGAGATAGAAAGTCACATTAAGAGCAACTGACTGACCTGTAACGGCCGATATCCTTGGAAATGGTTCTGGCATCTTAATCTATCTTTGATATTATACCGGCGGTTGACCAGGGGTAGCAGGAACACTACTAGTAGATTGAGATTTCTTAGCTTCCTTCTGGGCCTTACGGTTCTCTTCGTCCAACCTCTCCAAATACCAACGACGTTCTTCAGCCGTCATATTATTCTGTTCGGGAATACTAAGATAGCCGTAGTGCTTGAGCAGGAACGTCTGCTCCATTAAGTGTTTCCACTCTTCCTCAAGACTTTCGGGCTGCCGTTGGACGAAAAAAGGATTCCGTGATCGGAAGCTCCATTCTCATCTCTTGACTGCAATTTGGGCAATTGATCAAGATGGTCGTATCAATTCCCGGTGAATTCACCCTGAGGAATTCACGAATTGAAGCAGTATCCTTAGCATGCAAACGAGAGACAATCTGCCGGATCTTGCCCTTATCCTTAGAATCCCCGGCTTCTACTACGAGCATATTAAGGTTATCTTCGAGGGTCTCGTCAACGCTATCCATCATACGAGCTCCCTTACCAACACCTTGTGCTCTTCTATTAACCCGCCGATTCGTCAACATGGCATTCATATCATAACCACGTAGGAATCGCACCTTAACCGAAAATTCCTCTTTCAGGACTTCTGATAAATGGGGAAGTCTTACTTTGAAGGGTTCTTCACCCATACCCACTTCTGGTTTGGTAATAGTAGAAGACAAACCGTTTAGATCATATTCATGAGTACTAGCAGTCTGGCAAGCTTCATTGCTACAATTTACAACGAACTCATACATGTTACCATGAGTGATACCACGCAGGTAGTAAAGTAAGAAGATACGGTCACCTGCGAGCAAGTTGATTGGATCGAACTTCTCATTGGGAAAGCGTACACATTTCCGGAACAACCAGTCAATCGACTTTCCACTCTGAGCGAGTCGCTGGGTAGCCAGGACCTTTTCGGCTGCTAGACCCATCGGCTTGACTTCGATGCGTCCACCGGGGACTTCCCCATCATAGAAGGCTCCCTGACTAGGAAGGGTCACTTCCTCCCATGGCATTACATCTTCGTCAGAAAGTTTTAGAGCACGATCAAGAACGCTCTCCGCCTTAACCTTGGCTTTTTGTTCTTCCTTGGGCTGTGGTTTTTCTTCAGACATATTATGCTCCATATTCAAACTATTTATTTACAAGATATGAGAAACAATGAGACCTAGACTACTGTTCGGATTAGGTGGTTGTACCAATCTCAGCCCAGTCATATGATAGGGTTAGATTGACTAATTTAAACTCACTATTATCGTAACTTAATGCGCTATGTGTAACACTCTTAGGCCAACTATTGAAAAGGGTAAAGGCAGGGCCAACTATATCCCCCTGACCATTCGTCAGGACAAAAGAGCACTTTTTCTTATAATCATTGGCGTCTCGGATACCCCTACCACTTGTGTATACTTCCCTTTCCCATTCTAATAGATCATTGATCAGATTGGGGTCCGCTACATCATAGAAAGATATTGTTACATCTTCCCAATTGACAATCTTGGCGAACTTATATTTTACAGCTGCCCCATTAATAATTTCTTCTTCTATAGAGTATCCAGGAAGCTGTAAACTCTTAGCATATACCTTAGTGGCACGAGCGATCTGACCATCCCCTAGACTTTCTATGCGCCAACGGTGAGCTCGATTAGGCTCAACCGTGATTGAAGGTTCACGGAAACCACCGCCTGCACCTATGTTAAAACCTGGCATGAATTATCCGTGGGATCTTAAGACCCAAAATGAATAATTACTGTACCTTGACGGCACGGTCGTACCGCATTGTGACTTCGATCAACTGAATTTCAGAATTCGTATAATCGAGATCACCCCAATTAGACTGCTGTGGCCAGCAACCCTTGAGTTCCCACCGCTCAGTAGGCTGACCAGCACCATCGGTCATGGTCAATTCTGCCTGAGTTTTGTAAGCATTAGGTGGTGCAACCGTAATCTGAGCCGGTGGCCCCAAGCCGCCCGTCGTTACCGTCTTGACCCAATTCATCATTTCATCGGCAACATCCGGGTCCTGCTCGGCGTCATACCAAGTCAGAGTAATAGGTTCCCACGACTGCTTACCAGCGAAGTAAGCCTGTTCCTGATCGTGGTGCATGATGGCTTCTTCATACTTGAAGTTCGGTCTAGAAGCCTTCTGCAAGAACAGACGCACATTCTGCTGCAGTGGTGGTAGGGTTTCGAACAACCACCTGTGCTTACGGCGAGTCTCGGCAACGTTACTAGGTTCGTTCGCGCCGCCGCCGCCACCAATGTTAAATCCTGGCATTTCTGTTCCTCTTTATTATAGTGTCGATACCGCCTGTACCACTCCGGCCGCAGCCAGGACTTCCTCAGCAGCGAAGCTCGTCTCCGTGCGAAGAATGACCAAGTTCAATACGATGAACTCGACTGCGCGAGTTGGCTTCAGCAGGATCGAAACATGCAGTTCGTTCCTGTCAATCCGTTCTGGCGTATTATTGGTCTCGTCAACGATAACCTTAAACGCCTGCAAACCTCTGCGCGCCATGACGTCCTCAAGGAACGGCGTAATTGCCGCGCGGACTTCCGCGAAGAGAATCCGATCGATTGGCTCGAAGAGGAAGAACCTCAGGAGCCTGATCAAATTCTTCTTGAGGAAGATCAATAGCATTCGGACGTTGACCCTATCAAGAGCCGTCGCCCGACGCTGCAAGGTCCGCTGACCAAAGACCGTGATACCATCCTGTGGGAAGTTTACGATCGGATTAACCGCATTTCCACTGCCGTACAGGAGATCGCGCTCACCCATCGTGGCATTGAATTCGACATCCAGCGCTGTCAAAAGATGACCGCGCTGCAAGCCTGCCGGGGCGAACCACTGCTCGCGCTCGCGAGCTGTACGCGAGAAGACCGACGCGACATAACCCGAAGGTGGCACGAAGATCTCTTCGCCGCTAAACTGATTGAAAATCTTCAAGAATGGCCAGTACAGAGCACCATAGCTCGAGTTGATGGCCGCACTCAGGTCGCTGAAGAGCATACCATTATGCCAATCGACAACCTGCTGTGGCCTCAGGCCGAATGGAGGATCCACAATGAAGAGAACATCTCCACGACCCTCAACCATCTGTAGGCCCTGTCCGATGACCGCACCGGAGCTGCTTCCTGGGATCAAGAGGAGGTTGATATCAAACACCTCAGGATTCTGGTAAGCAAAGATGCCTGTCGAATCGGCTGGGTTTCCAATGATGGCCCGATCCAATTCAGAGCTAAATACTGGGTCCGTTGGAATACCATTAGCCTGTCCAAGATACGAGCGGCTATTAAATAGAGCAGGCTGACGAACCTCGAACGTATCCGTATCATTTGGATCGTTTCCGAGGAAATCTGGCCTGGACTCCCACTCGACAAACTGATTGCCGTTAACACCACCGAAGGAGCTTCCGGCATTCAATACGTTAGCAATGTACCGATCCTCGCGTGGATCGAAACTCAAGTTATCTTCACGGGTGAGCTCAATACCGTTCGTATCGAAGATCCTCAACGTGAAGAGGGTTCCCTGATCATTAAAGTGTTCCAGAGTTGTCCGTAGAGGGTCAACCCAAGTACCTGCCGATTTTGCGACTAACCAGCCAACAATGTTAGCGAAATAATCCGAGTCAGCATCGCACTCCGAGCTGCTTGGATCATCCTCGCAACTTAGAGGAACCGCAGCCGTGATCTCACCTGGAGCTGGCAGCTCGACCCGTGGGTCGAAGAAGCTGCGGAAATTCCGGGTGAACGGGAAGAGGATTACCAACTCCTCAGCGAACCTTAGGGTCTCTTCGTTCGAGAAGTTAGCCTGCATCTTGACCGTCGATTCTTGATGGGCAACAACCGTAACAACAACGACACGCTTCTCATCCTCCGCAACCGTAAGCGCGAAGCTTTCGTAGAAACGCTCGCCCGCCACGATACCACCGAGGTCCAGCGCGGCCGCTACTTCGTCCGCATCTAGCGTTCCGTTTGGAATCGAAACCTCAGTCTCGGTTGTAGCATTTGGGCCAATTACATCAATCCGTACCCGATCCCTCGAGCTGTTAATATTGTAAGGTCCAGGATCGTTGCTGATTAGGCAACTTCTTGGAATATCATGAACGTAAAGCGAAATCCCCACTTCCAGGGCCCAAGCCTCTGTAGAATCAACCTGAACAGCCTCACCCTCCGTCTTAGAGACGATCTGTGGGACTCCACCGACGTTCTGGAAGATGTAGTCAGGCGCAGCTCCGATTAGCGCATTAGCTGCGCCAACGAATGCATCCGTGTCACTAAATGAGGTACCATCCGTGAAAGTGAATGTGCTAGCACCAGTACCAGCCGCGAGTTCATCATCGACTAGGACCGAGAAGCTCTTGTTGTCCGGCGCAACCTTGAACCGGAACGTATCATTCGTTTCGAGTGGGCTCGAGCCAGTAATTACGATATCAAAACTCAAGCCATTGTCATTGTCGCCGGTGCCGACCGCAATCGTTTCCGACGTGCCGAGAGACGTGCTCTCAACAATCGTTCCGCTATTGGTTACTACACCATCACTGTTTCGAGTAATAGTAAACGTCGCACCATCCATTACTGAGCCACCAGTTACTGTTGGTGGATTCGTAATCAAGACAGTGAAGCTATCATCGATAGGATCCGTGTAGACGCTCGCACCGAAATCAAGAGTTCCTACCGTAGGTCCATCCGAAGCGCTCACATCAATATCATTGAAGTCAATATCGAAGACCGAGGCATCATGGAATTCATAAGGAAGATCTGTGGTCGGTTCACGTAGAGTGATACGACCATTATCGATACCAGAGAATAGTGCTATACGTCCCCAACCCTGACCCTTAGCACCGCTTGTATCGATACAAATGTCTGCCAGTTCCTCTGCCTGGCCATCTTCACACTCTACTCCGACACGCTGAATGAAAGCCTGGTTGCCCTCTTCAAAGTAATTAAGGGCGGCGAATCCCATTGCGGACTCATTGATTGGCTCACCAAAGATGTCGATGTACTGCTGAGAATTCGATACAAAGGTCGGGATGTTCATCGGACCCTTTTTAGCAGTACCGATAAACGCTGGCCTTAGCGGTCCTACCGCAGTTGGTATCGCGCTAAGATCTATTTCGCGGGGGAAGACCCCGGGCGACAGGAACACGGCCATATTTTTAGTCCTCGCTTACTATTAAGAGCGCTCAATATTTCAGAATATTTTTGACAATAGATTTATTATTTTGCTTTGTCTAAACTTCCGTGAAGCACTCTGATCCTACCAGCTTTCTGGTGGTTGATAATCTGGTGCTTATATAGGCGATGTACCGGGAATTTAGCAACTTTTCCAGCCATCAATTGAATAGTCTGCTCTCCAACATAAAAATCAACACCCTTGGGTGCTCTAAGCTGGATAGAGACTGGCTGATTCTTCAACCGGTTATGAATAGTTACATAACCCTCTAGACTCTTCTTCTCCTGAGAGAGCTCCCTCTGCGTCCGTGGCCGTGGTTTCTTCTTCATCGCGTTCATCATCACTCCTTATGATCTTGGTGACTGGAAAAATTCACTTACTGTATTCGGCTTAATAGGTTCCAAAAAGGTCCCATCAATCTCATGCAGCGTCATGACCCTTCCAAGCGCCGCTGGAAGTATCTTTTCCGGCAATGGTAACCAGCCTTCCATCGTCACAGTCAGATCGTAACGCACCTTGGCTAATTCTTCAGCCCCAATATCTATATCAGAATTATCCGTGGCATCCCCAAACCGTAATTGGACATTACCACGCAATCCTGCATCATCATCAATTCTGAATTCAGCAAGAGGGTTGAATCTCGGCTGGATCTGATGAATTACATATTCCATATCCCGCTTACGTTCCGTCCAAACCGATAGGGTATAATCTATTAACGCTGGCCATGGACGGTAAACTAGCTTGACTCGGGACCCATCATTATGAGCAAACTTCCGCGTCATGTATAGATGAGGCGGACTGAATTTCTCAACATTGAAACGCCACCCTGTACGATTAATAGACATTACTGGCAGTTTAACTCGACCAGCCCTCAGATCTTGTATCCATTGCAAGAAGGTCTTATCGCCACCCGCTATACGAACTGTCATAGGGGTAGACCTAATATCATCTCCAGTGGGGACTCTTATATCTGAGAAATATGCCTTGATTCCCCTATCCATCGCCTTAAACCCCTCAACCAATACTGATCTAACATCTTCGGGTTGGTTGAGATTAAGATCACTATTAACTAGATCATCTTTCTCAACAAGATCTGGCTGATCAGGAAGTTGTGGAGTTATAATAGGAGCGCGTTCAACAGTGACTCCACTGGTTTTACCACTGTTAACTGGTGCTGTAGTAAAATGGAAATTATGAATGGCCATTAGATCTTAGGTATAGCCTTGAGCCCCTCAAGACCCTGTTGAGAAAGTATTCTATTAACGTAATCAAGATTTTGCATATTAGTTCTAATCTTCTGCCATGGCTTACCACCATATAATTCTTGCATACGGCCAGACTTGTCCGCCTCAGTCTTCTGCGGCACGTATACGATAGCCTTCTCTACCATAACTGTCTTAGTAACAAATTTGGCAATATCCTTAGGAGGCATACTATCCATTTCTTTCTTAGTCATAGGATTCCGCAATGGATAATGATTCTGTTGTACACGCTTTGTATAATCAGAAACCACCGCATCTTTTATATGCGCAGCTAAACCTCCTAGGGCAGCCTTGGAAATCTTCTTGATTTCATTTCGAAATCCAGCGACTACTTCTTTCATACTATTGGTTTTAATCATCTAGGCGGTGCCTTTCTATTGTCAGTCTTAACCTGCAGCGCCTCGTCACCCGTGACCAGCTCACAAGTGCACTTGAGGTACAACCAACGATAATGGAAGAATCCCTCCTGAGCTGCGTTTAAAACCCTGAAGCGCTTAGGTCCCACATCCTGCCGGGCAGCAGTTGGAAGGTTATAAGGGGCCTCAACCACATCACCTGGCAAAAGCAACCGAGTGCTTATAGTCTTGTCTATCATCAGGCCAGCACGGGAGAATACCATTGTGACCCGCAACGGGACGTCTACACCCCACTTGGTCAATTCAACCAAGTTAGGTTCCGGCTTGAAGTATGCCTTCATCTTCTTACCAGAGCGATAGAGAGGATCTGCATCCTCATCCCAAACTTCAATCTCTTCCGCGTCTTGCTTAGGTTCCTTTAAGAATACTGTCACCCAAGCACCAGAGATATTAACTATCTCCTCAGCCAACCGCTCAGCGTAAGCAATATCTGGTTTTGTATGGTTATAAATAGAAAGCGGCGTGAGTTGCTTTTCAAGATCTGTACGGAAATCTGGTATACTATCTATAGTAACCAATTGCTCCCGCTGCGCGTCAAATTGATATATAGCCATTCTGCTATATATTTAAATTGATGAGGTGATTACTTCCACCCGTTTCCAACGATACGTGTTATCGTTCGCTTGACTGATTCGGTAAATGGAGCAATATCTCCCCATGTCATCTTTCGAGCAAGAGTGACTGCTCTAGCTAGCTGTTGGAAAGACAATAGCTCAGGTTCGAAAGGTTCCTCGAAGCCTTTCTGAGTCATAAAATCACTCAGAGCAACCTGAATAACATAAGGCTCAGTTCCTCCCTCATCCGCAAGCCTTTTAACTTCCCGATTCCATAGCTGAAGCGCCGATTCTGTGCCCTTAGGTTTAGCTTTCTTAGTAATGAGAGGAGGTATACGCTTAGTCTCCACTGCGAATTGAACTAAATTTTCCAAACTGAGTCTACTAACGGCCTGTAAAGTGTTATTGAACTCCTCTTGAGTCATGATATCAATATGGAAAGGACGCTTGTATCCTTCTCGCTCAATTAGATAAGAAACTACGAGTGGAGCTAGCTGAGCTGGATTAGTCCGTCCACCAGACAATTGTTTAATGGCGTTCTTCCACTTTTCTCTGTTCTCACGCCTATAGGCGAGAATATCCTCAGAACGTTTCTCCCATCCTTCAACATCCTGGACATCCTCGATATTTGCGATAGCATGGAAATAATTACCACGAGAATCTGGAGTAATATAAAACCAATCGGGAATAGTGGCCGTCTTTAATAATTCATTAAAATTTTTCGCAACCTCATCTTGAGTCTCGCCGATAGGTTCAATAGCCAGGTCAAGATCCTTCTTGACATCATACTCGCCCCGAGTCTCTATACCATACTTGCGCTGACGCTTACCGGCGACACTAAGTCTTGCATATTTCTGAGACAGATCTCCAAACCCTGTGACTGGAGTCGGATTAAGATTCTTTCCCCGTAGGAACTCCCACAACCAATCCATGAATAGAATCCATGGTGAAGGGAGGGCTCTACCTGTTACTGTGCGCTGTGGTAATCCAACCCATTTGAAAGAACCACGCTCTGGATCTTCTTCTGGCCCATAGCCTCCCTTTTCACGAGATGCAGAACGATCGTAACCGATTAACTGTACGCGCGTCTCGAGTCGAGGATTCTGACCAGGCGTGATCACTAAAGTAGCAAAAGCTTGCGATACAACCCCCTCTGATAAGAAGGTGCGTAATGCAAGACGAATATCTATAATATCCATTAGCATCTCTTGAGCGGGAACGCATCACATGGGCCAGGACGTGCCGACGGGAGCGGTGACGAAATCGGCTGATCATCTGGCACAATATCACGTAGACGCTGATAAAAATCTTCTACTGATGTCGTATTCTCGCAGCCGAATCTATTAGGTGGCCCCTCAGGTAGAACCAGATATAAACGCATTGGATTAAACTGTCTCTCAATGGTTGCACCTGGAATAGCTTCTAGAGCTTCCTGCAGCGTTACTACACTAGCATTACATTTCTGATTTACACCCAATGTGACGGATGTAAATGAAGAAGTAGGTTCACATCCAGGAACTCTAACAACATTTCCCGGCAGAACTTCCAATTTGTTAGCGATTGTAATCATTACCAGATAAAAAGTGGAAGAGGCTCCCCTAGCAATATTGCGTCATTAACAGCCTCTTTATATTCTTCACGGCCCTCAGTAACCAATTGCTCGCCATCGAAAGTAATGGCACTACCATCAGGACCCGGAATATTACCAAACTTACGCCGGGCATGTCCTAGGGCAATCTTCATCTGTGCCAAAAATGCCCTATATGTCACTTCACGAGCCTGAGGTGATTTAAATTCAGTAGGAGGTGGCAAGAACTCAACGATGACTGGAAAAGAGCCACGCGGCACTGGAAACAACCTAATAGAATTGGCTTCAACCTTGAATTCCCACTGACCTTCGTTACCTAAAATCCTCTGACTAAACTTCCGATAAGATTGTAACAAATGAAAATCGGTCAATAGGTTTTGGATACCAGAAATGTTACCAATATTGAATAGGAAACTCTCCGCGCCGAATATATCATCAATACGAGTAGTAGCAGGATCCCATCTTACGTTTCGAATCCAATAAGCTTCCTCTGGTAGGGGATATTCAGCCTGCAATGGCTGCGTCATGAAGAACGCATAGCGCTCCTCGAGCGGAAAGTATTGTGCGATCCAGTCACCAGTAGAGCGAAGAACCTGCTCCATCTGCTGTTCCATCAACTCAACTAGGACAACAGGATGTCCCAATTGACTAATAGCATGGAACTTCAGGGGATTACTATCCACCTTAAGAACGAGCGGCAGATCTGCGGGTCCCAAAATAGCCATAGAGAGTCTCCAAAGTAAATTTGTATAACATATCAGTAGATGTTAAGTTGCCGAAATAGTCTATCTCACCAATCATTCGCTAGAAGGATTGATTAACCTGGGAAGGAGAAGAAGCCCTTCCTGTTTGGTTGCTGGCCGTACTTCACACCCTTATATTCGATGTAGAAGATTTCCAGACCAGTAGACGCAGCTTCAAGGGCCGCCTTCAGTTCCATGACGTCCGTCATGTTACCAGAAGTCGGATCATCACCCCAGCCCTGTTCACCCTGCGGAGGTGTTTTTAGCTCTGTCTTTTCTCCGATGACAGTGCCACTGTGGATGACACCCTGAGTTGGAATCACTGGAGCGACGTTGCCTACTTCACCAACAGATCCCACACCAACCTCAACAAAACCGACGATCGTCAAGCGAGCAGGAACCTGTTGGAATGGATGTGTAAATGCAACTGGCAACGCGATGTTAAAACCAGCATCATTCAGATCATCTTCAACAATTTGAGCCTTCTTTTCTAAGTCACGGATCATCTCAAACCGACGACCGAATCCGCGAGTAGGAACTACACGCGCAAACACAGTGAATGGTTCGTGCTTAGGCTCAGCTGGGCCGCTGAGAGAAGGACGCCTCGTTGAATGTGAGAGTAGTGTCATACTATATATTTTACTGATCGCCCTTTGGTATGCGCATAGAGGGTGGCAGAACGTAAAAATGAGGCTCCTGCTCTTGACTAAAGCCAGCACCTTTACCTGTACCGTCCTTGTCACCCCCTTCACCTTGGCCTTTACCTTGATTATTACCTTGGCCGTCTCCTTCACCCTCACCTCTAAGAGCCTTTCCTCCCATAACAGGAATCCCCCGACGCAAAGCTCCCATTACTCCATTTAGTCTTTCATGAACTATCCGACTATACTTGATACGATGGACACGAACTTCCCCCGGTTTAGCATCATAAGTAAGAGTTTCGAAGACGGTTTTAGAATCTCCCTCAAAATGAGAAATCCATAGATAGATGGCCCCCTCTGTGCCAGCCTTCTTATCGGGCTCTTCAATAATTACCGCCCGTAAGAAGAATTTTTCCGGTAAATCTGCTATTGTAGGATATCCCATATACGACCCAAGGGAGACCCAAACTGCAATACAGTAATAGCAACAACCAACTACGGTTAAAAGTTTAATCCACAATTTTCCCTTAGCGCCTATCAGGAGCCATAATACAAGAACAACAACAAGCAAGAAACCTAATGGAATAGCTAGGCTCATTATGACCCTTCCTGGTTTTGTGGACCAGTAAATCTCTTCTCAAGACGATTAAACCCAACCACATCGCCGTCCTTGTTGAGTATAAACCTGAAAGCTGTCACTTCATCTCCATTAAATTGTAAAGTGACCTCTTGTGTCTTTAAAGTGGAGTAAGTTGGATTAATTTTATCAAGTTTGATAGTAACAGGTACAGGGTCAGTATCATTACGATGATACATATGGACATTGACAATATATTCCCCAGGAACAATACCACGAACTATTACTATCTCTTGATTTGCGTCGTACTTGACATTGCCATCTGGTGTATTAGTAACATCATTACGATGCCCCAAATCATCACGATCAAGATGTAATAGACCATTCTCTCGGCGACTGAAATAAACAAAATTTCCTACTGGATCAGAGACATAAGTGTCGACATCATCATTAAACTTAGCTGGCCACGTTACAACGATGAAAAATTCAGCTTTTGGTTTTGGTGCATCATGAGATTCAACCTTTGCCGGATTTATTTGGATTACAGCCAAAATGAATAATACAACGAAACCCAATCCCATCAGCAACAGGATATCAAACCAACCCTGATTTGTGTGATAACGATACTTCACTTCTTCTTTCTAGGTAATGGTGCCTTAGGCATCGGATTGGATTTGGCATGTACTTGTTCTTCTTGCTTAGCATCTAATGCATTCGTAAGATTAAACAATTGGAGTTTCAATAATGCAGAACTAACTAAGCCCATCAATGTTGTATACAACGCCGTACCAAGACCATCACCGATCTTATTCATCAACTCCTTAGCATTATTGGCATCGTAATTATTAAAACCACTTCCTAAGATCATAATGAAGCCAACGACGGTGCCAATCATACCGATTGTCAGAACTTGATCACTGACGAGCCAACCGAAATTTAGACCCGTTTTGTCCATCTTATAGGTGAGACGACCAATCCACATGGTCATCGCAGCCAATATGGCCATGATCACGAATCCAAGGTAGGACTTATCCGCATTCTGGAGTTCATGAAAGAAGCCATATTGATGTGCGAAGAATACACCCACTGAAGCTGGAACAACGACGAGCCACCACCGTAGAAATGGTGCATGATTTCTCATACTTATACCTTTGAATACTTGGGGGCCCATTCCCCAGCACCATTCTGCACGAAGTCGGCGAAAATATTTGGCCACTTCTGCTTTGCAATACGTGCTACCTTATCAAATACTAAATGGATCTCCGACTCGGCCCCCGCCGCTGTACGCATTTCAATGATATGACGAAGAGATCTAAAATTGAATGAGGCACCGATACATGTGGATAATCCTATAGGTGCTGCACGCCTCATGGCAGATGTGATAATTTTCTTGAAATGAAAATTCTTAGTATTATCAAGATCGTAAACTTTAGCTAGATGCAATTGTAGTTGTTCAAGATCTTCGAATGTCTTTTCAAATAGAGCAGTAATCTTAGGATCATTAATCTCTTCGGGTAACCATAATCCAAGATCAGTTAACCTGACATATCGGAGAGATTCCTGACTGTAGGCGGCCCCAGCCCGATGCCGAACGAGTTCGTGTGTGAAAACTCGGCTTACATCAGCGAAGATCCAATTCGTGACAGCATGCTCAGTAACCGAACCGTGTTTACTTTTAAGAATGTTATTAAGGTAGACATCATTGCCCTCACGAACCTTAGTGACATTAGCGTTCATTCCAGGAAACCATGAACGATAACACATCCGCCCGTACGCTTCCGTTAATTTTTCACCGCCAGATGGTGCGTCTGTCTTCCACCCCTCTGCACCTGCGTGTTTTAGATAAGCTTGAAAACCTTCTTCATCAACTTGGGTTTGACCTACTAAGAAAACCTGGGGCTCTGTCCTATGCATCTAGACCTCTCACAATAGCACTAAACTTAGCTACTGCCCGGATATGAAAAGAGCCAGGAGTGTTACCTCCTGGCTCTCTGTTGTTGTTAACCGTTAAGGTTAGACGTCGCGGAGCTCCTGATGGAGGTCGTCCGTCAGGTTGCCCGAGGTCTTCCTCAAGAAAGCATCGCGTCCGATGCGGATTGGGAACTGGAGATCCGACATTCCCTCTGCCGCGTCCTCGAACGTTGTTACGGTCTTCAGGAACCTAACTACTGGGAGACCGGTCTTCTGCTCGTCCACCGAAGTGGTTACGAGAGTCGAACCGTCACGCGTTGCGTCGATCAGAGTCTCATCAACACGTGCATCCGAGCTGTCCTGTCCGCCTGGGATGGACATGACGAGTGGACGTAGACCTGGGAATCCGACTAGAGACAGAACTGCCTCATGCCGTAGATCCTGGCGATACGCACGCACTTCACGCTCAACAGCGATCGTAGTGTTTGCTGGCTGACTGGCCATTAGTGAACACCCCCTTATGGGCCGAAAAAGGCCTTGTTAAACTTCGTGCTGCCTTCTTGAACCGCAGTTCAATGCCCACAACAGGTGAGCAGAGGCAACATCTCTTACGTAGTAAATTTGCCTACATAATAGTAGAATGTAGGTATGAATATAATATTCAATTCCTCAGCGATTGATATTCGATGATTGCCATTCTGAAGCTTAGGAAGGCCTTTTTCAGAAATACGAACAATTGCTGGAAATTGGATTGACCAACCTTTGGCTTTTATAGACGCGTGTAGTGCATCCCATTTTGATATACCATCCAACCAGTCTTCTTGCTTCTGTTCAGCCCATAACTTCATCTCAGCATAGCCGCTCAATGATCTGCCTCGCCGACGGCGGCGGCCTTTACGATATTTCTTAAGATCGTTAATTGGAGTTAAATAGATGAAATTAGTATCAATTACGATTTGGTGTTCTTTCCAGTCGCGATCAAGGTCGATTATTAGTTTAGGGATTTGTTTTGTTCTTAAAGGACCTGGATATTCCTTTAAAAAATTCTCAAATCTCTCAACGCCCCTACCCATTCTTCTTATAGATTCTTGCTAACCTATCTTGTTCTTTAAAAACAAGATTATAAGACGAATAAACATCAGTATCCTCAAATGGATGTTGATATCCTGAGATTACAAGGCCCCCTCCATTTTTAACCATATCCGAAAGAGCAGTAATTTGTTGATTGAATAACTTAAACGGATAAAGTTTATCGCGATTCTTATCATTCATCCTCAACACGTTTAGTGCGAATACAATGTCGAATGGACCATAATTTGGGAGCGTATCATGTCGTGAAATGATGAATTCAATTTGATGATCTTTATTCTCTTGACGAGCTACTGCTATTGCTTTTTCATTGATATCAGCACCCAAAATACGACAATCAGGATGATATTTTCTCAGACTGTGACATTCATCCCCAAAACTACAACCAAAGCAGAGAATATAAGGATTATCCCATATCTCAGCAGTCTTCTTAAACATCTCTGGATATCGATCGGGACGTCTACCGGAACGTTCGCGTATTTTGATATCGAGAGGTTTATTGCCATTTGTCGGCATAATTTTTGAGGTCCGTTTGTATTAATTCCCTCTTCTTACGAAAAGGCGTTCCAAGATAGTGACAGAAAAGAGCATCACGCATTCCTTCATGGCGATAACGCTTAGGACAATAGTTGTATTTCCTATCATCTAGATATTTCACGACAATCCCAGATTCAACAATCAGGTAATTCATATAAGCCTGTTCATAATCAGGTCCGCTAAACGGTGTCCTACGACCATGAAGCCATAATAACGCCTGAATGTCCTTATTCCGTAGACTCATTAGACCATCATTAAAGTAAACATCAGATGGCCATGTTATACCAGTCTGCTTTTCAATCACTCGAATGCATTTCTCCCTATAGCGCTGATTTTGTTTACTCCCCTGCCATCTAAAATTAGAAAGCGATGTCATCCCACTCAAATCTGGAGCATGCTTATCAACTAGAATGTCAATGTCAATATAAATGATGTTCTCAAATTTCTTCTCGATAGCATCTTCGAAAATCTTAAATTTCAAAAAATGGACAGATGGAAAGGGAGAGTAATTAGGATCATTATACTCCACAAATTGTAAATTATGTCTATCGGCATAAGCCCGGATTAGAGGGATGGTTAGATTACCTATAGCCTGACTTTCTTCACCAACATTTAATACATAAACAGCGTTCATTGCTTCCTCGCCCTTGTTCTTTTTTCTTGTCTTGCTTTCCGTCTCTTCTCTAAACGATTCTTCTTCCAGTTAAGACCTTCACATGGGATAATAGTGTTAGCATAAGTCTTGTCACACCATTGTTTATATTGCTCTTCATACATGATACTACGAAGATAGGTATCATTACCCAAACCCATAAAATTCTTCTTTATGGCTTCTTCAGCTGCTTGCCACCATATGGCGTAATCAGGATGAGAATGCCACATAATAACAGCATCAAATTGTTCTTGAGTTAAACGCCAATAGGATCTAACCCTTCTCATAACAGGATTTTTAAAAGTCGCGACGTGAGCTTTTCTCCCATTTTTCATTAAGACATAGCTCATTGCTCGTTGATCATCTTTAACAAGTGTACAAAGATTAGCTACTGCTGCACAATAAGGCCATCTATTTCTCCAACCCAATAAACCAAATTCAATATAATATGGAGTTATATTAACATCGAACTTAGGATCTACTTTACGATAATCCTCTACATGGATCTTCCACTGATTCAAATCACTACGGGTATTGAGACCAATAACTGATTCACCATCAACTACACTATGGAATGTGGTCATCCATCCTGGTGTCTTGTGAATAGCATCAAATAGTTTGTCTATTTTGTTAACAAAAACTGTATCACAATCAGGATGTAAGACTCTAGTATAATTAATTTGTCCCATACCTGCCCAACGAGAACGCCAATGTTGTCGGAGCCTGTGATCTTTTCCACTACCAGGGACTATTTTAATAGTGGCAATCTTGCTATTAATGAATTCATTAAGATATGGAACAGAAGTTTTACCTAGACAAACAACGATTTCACCATCATAAAACCTTCTGAGGGTGTAAATCGATACAAGTAATTCTATAAGTGGCTTCTTACCACCACAATAGTAGACAACTGCATCGCTCATTTCTCATCCTAGAATTACTCGGTTCGTAGCTTGACGAATGATATCTTCGGCGGCCTTTTTCTGTAAGCCTTCTACGATACCAATCCACTTACCAGATTCTCTGATTTCTATCCGCTGTAATCCCGTCAGGGGACTCTGGCCAGACATCGGGACTACACGAACATTAGAAGATCCAGCAATCTTGATCCGCTGAACCGCTTCACTTAAGTTTAACATTTTCTACGCTCTCTAATATGTATTGATTCAACCCATTGTATCTCGCGCACAGTCTCACCACGCCCCAATTTATTTGGTGTTGCGATAACAACTGCCGCCTCTGGTTCGCTTAATGGAGCTAACAACAATTTAGCCGCAATATCGTCGTCTTTGGTTTCTACTTCTATAACGAGCTCATCGTTAAAAAGACGAATATCCGTCACATGATGAGTAACAGTATTATCAATAAGTTTATTGTTGCTCAATACGCCCCCAATTAATTTGCCTTCTTTGATAGATTGTTTAAGTTTAGGATTATTTACTAAACTCTCTAAAACCTCACGGGGGTATATGTTACCATCTAGAGTAGGAAAATCGGCACATATTCCTGTGCCTAGCACCATTTGCGTCATAGACTAGAAATATCTTTCCTGTCGAGGAAGACACTATCATCTATAGTCTTCCATGTCCCAATAAAGATTCCACTCAGATTGATATTATGAAGAGCACAGAATTCCTTAACATCATCTGCTAGAATATAGTCCTTCAGCCAAGCTATGACACGCGGTGTCAATACTTCGTCTTTGGTGCGCTTTCCTTTTACACTACTATCGACATAATTCATGAAGTTGACGCTGATATAAACATCATCTCCAGTATTGTTAAATCTCAATGCCTCCTTCATGTTTTGTTTACTGAAAGTGAAGATCCGTCGCGGAAGCTTAGTAAGACTTGTACACTCGAAGATAGGCTCCCCGGCATAATCAGAGATTTCTTCCCAAGTCAACTCACGCTGATCATCATAAAATCCACCAGAATCACCGCGTATTATATGACGATCGGAGGGCGGAGTGGTATTGAATTCATCCCAAGTTAGAATCTTGCGATCTGATTTACGGACATATTTGTTGTTATTAACTCGTATCGGAAATGTCCGGAAATTGATCACTACCGGGCCCACAACTGACGGAGGCAACAGTGCGTCATCCAAAAAAGCGGAAACCGTGCAGTTGCGGCTAGTAGTCTTAGGCCAGAATTTGGTGAACAGCCCTAGCTGATAGCCTTGTGCTATTTCACCGAGTCCGCACTCCCCAGAATCAAGTCGACTCATTATCTCAATATTCGTATCGCAAAGGAATGGCCGAAGCGCATCTACATCTCGAGCCAATCGAGCGTCTGGGCGACGAAGAACACGTCTAGCTCTTGCGGCACCTACACCATGTAGAGTAGAGCCAATATTTAAATTAGAACTACCGAGCTCCTCCTTGGGACGCCCCTCAAAATCAACACGACCACATTCGTAATCTAAATCAGTCTGTGTCACAATTGCTGCATTAGGATGGATAGCCAATTTAGAGGGGCCAACCTTAAATTGTGTAATCTCACCTAGGATCTCTCTTTCAGAAAAAGCGCAGCCTGGGCTAATGTATTGCTTCTGATAATCATCTAAAGTCGTAATACTAGAAAGACATTGGTGCACGTATTCACGCCCATCGCCATGGGTAATAGTATGCGCAGCATTACTCATGAACGTATTCACAGCAAATGTTGCTTCGCCGCGCATATACTTCCAAATATGGGCCCCTCGAAGCCCCTTAGCGCTGCTACCAGCGCCGCCATCCATAACTATAGTGACCTTCCCCGGCTTAAAGATCATAGGTTCCCTCGCTTTTTAAGTTATCAATGTATGAGTTGCCTGCCATCCCGGTGTGATAGTGGCAAGTCTCATGTACTTTTCTAATTGTGATTCTGGAACACCGTTTCGTAGCCATTTCGCACCATCCCATCTGAAGCTAGCCTGCTTAAGGGCCTCTTTATGACGCTGGAAGCCCGGATTCTGGAAATCAGGACGCCCTTCGTGCCATGCTTGAATGAGATACTTCGGCTCATTTATCACTTTCATTAGCTCTAGTAAATCGTGTTTTGCGGCCATCTCACAACATAGTAAAGCATCAAACAAAGCTCGATGCGCTTTGGAGGTGGTATTTGGCGTTAGCCCATAATCAAGCGCCAAGTGTTGGAGCCGAGTAGATCCAACCTTACGAACAAACTTGCCATGAGGGAGATCTTTATCAGTACACAGCCATGATAATTTGGCGAATTCAGGCCAACGCTTAGTTACAAAACCCTTATCATATTCGGCATTATGGGCCACTATTAACTCAGGCTTGTAACTCTTGACTAAGGACCAAGGATTGAATTGATTATCATAGCCAAGTTGTGAGGCTTCGCGTGTGATTTGATGCACACTCTGGGCTTCATCTGACCATTTCTCTGTCTGATATAGATCAGAATGAAGGGCTAGTAACTGCTGATGAGGTGGATCATATACCGCCTCATAAACGACACACCCTAATTCCACTATTTCATCAGTCTCAACATCGAGACCCGTAGTTTCAACATCAATTCCCAAGATAATCATTCTAACATTTCCTTCGGAATAGGTTCCACCCAGTGTTGAGGGACCCACAAGTGCATTCCATCATGAAACTTGATTTTATAATGCTTATGATCACGCTTTGCAACCACTCCAGGTTCTAAATGTTTCTTATGTTCTTTATTAATTACAAAGACGGGGGTACCTTCGGGTAATTCTGGAATTTGTGTTTTAAAAACTGGAACATGACTGACTACAATGACTTCACGTTCTAGATTCAATTTAGTCCAAAAGATCGAAGCGCACTGAGTGCAAATAATTGGGATGTATCCTACCTTCTCCCAAGATGACACACCAGATGTATTGGCTGTGCCACAATACGGACACTTAAAATTGTCAGAAACTGAATCATTCGACATCTTGACCCACCTGCCCTATGACCTTCACATCATCGACCGGTGGTTGATCCTCGTCCTTCTTCTCTTCTTGTTTAGGCTGAGCCGGACGTAAAAGCTTATTCGCTTGGTCTAGTGTAACGTCGAATCTACTTTCCCGTTCGCGCTCTAAGATACCCTGAGCTATAATGAACTCAATTACACCAGAAAACTTGATTGGAGTTGGTGTATACTTTCGAATACTAGTAATCAACTCAATAAATGACTCGATATCCGATCCCCATGGAGTAGTACGAATCATATTACAAGGATAATCCTTAATAACTTCCAGAAGGCTCTTATAATTATCGAAATTAGACTTGGGGCCGATCGACCACCGAATCTCTGCCAACGGATTAACAGACCTAATGAATTCTGTTAAAGCTTTCACTTCATCACGAGCACGAGCTTTAGTTAAGCCTAACGAAGCCGTGATATCGAAACCATCGGCAGAAGCTACATCCTGTCCGATATCGCGTAGCTTCAGTAAACCAAAGTCAGTGCCACCAAGAGAAGCTATAATCTTATACTTGCTCTTTTTGAGAGTCCGATCAGTGACAAATGGTGCCAATAGATCGGATGGAATAATAATTGCTGGACAATTGTTCCTTACGACGAACAAACTAGCAAAAGCTGGATTTGTACGCCGATCTACATTGAGTTCCATACGGGTAGTAACGTCGAACATAATATTCCTCTATCGCTTATAAAATAATGGTAACCATTTAATACGATCAACTTCGACTTCACCAGCGTTCAGCTTCCTTAGAAAGATAAACATCTCTTCCCATGTATAAAAGAATGTTTGTTCTAGACTAGCTGGCGTGGAAAAGACTGCTGGTGTCCAGGTTGATTGAAGACCATCAGGAATGCAGAGTAATACTGGTTTATTTTGCTGACCAGCCAGATAAATCTCTTCCCAAGTGCCGCTAGTCCATTTCTTAGGATGATAACAAATGACGAAATCAGCTGCGGTTACTGATCGGAGACAGAGATCCCGTAGAATCGTGTTGGCTTTGAAGATATCTTCCTTAGTGTATTCAGTTGAGTCACCACGTAGAACTGGTAGATATGAGCTTGGCTTTGCTCTACAGACTTCAGGGATCCAATCAGGCTTAACTAAAGGATCATATACGAAAATGTCGTATCTCTTGAGGTGTTCAGTTACCCGTTCCCGCCATCCTCTAGCACCTGGGTCTTGTTCGACTGGTCCAGCGAGGTAAACACGTTTATTCTTTAACAAATCCATACGGCTTTATATACACAAGCCGTAAGTCTTGTTAAGACAACTTCTGCTTATTCTCAGTGGATGGGCCGGGCTTTGGCTTCTGCTTGAATCCTTGTCCAAACCCAAAATTTGGGTACTTCGATTCATGCTGATGATACTTAATACCGCCACCATGCGCACCCTTAGCAGTCTTCTTCTGAGGGCCAACGTTGGGCTTCTTTGGTCCGTCCTTAGCCATGATTATCCCTTCTTGTTACCAAAAGCTTCCAATATTATATTCACCGCGTCAGCTTGATGTAAACGCGAAAAACTATCTACAAACTTATATTTATTGTAACTCGAGCAGATTACTATCCTCTGTCGGTCAACCGCATTCAAGGTCTTAGCGGCATGATCATAACTCTCAGCTTCCCGACTAAAACGCTTCAAACGATTCTCATCAGAAACATCCGGATTCTTGCCATAATAATGGAGTTTTCCACCTACCGATCCCATATCCAAACCAAAGATGTAAATCTTATCATATCCCATCCATACCGCAACCTGAAGATTGGCATACGTTGATGAACGGCCGATATAATATCCTTTAACGAGGTCCTTTGAAAACCCTTTCGCGGACAAACTCCGGATTAAAACCTGTTTTGGCCGACGCACTCGTACTGACGACGCATTTACAACAGTCCCATTATAAGAGTTCCAAATATCCTTATTACGAGCATATTGACTCTGATCACAAAATCCCCAGTATGTTGATGGCCAGACACGGGGATCTGGCTTATTAATGCACATAATATCAATCTTATTGTGACCTCTTAATTGTTCTAAAGGTGCTTCACTTATAGAGGGGCCACAAGCTACCATTATTAAAGCTTTCCCACGCCCAATATCCTTTAATTTAGTGATAGCATCCCTATATTGTTCTAATAATTGTCCGTGCCTACGAGATGCTGATTGTCTGTTCTCAGCCAACCTATGAGGAGATACCTTGACAACGCGCCTCTCCGGTGGTTTAATAACGACTTGATTTCTCTTCCAAGGAGATGGCTTGTGGAATTTTGGAACAGCCTTCTTTACATTCGGATTTGGTAGTGGGGATTGAGGCGATTGATGAACCTTACGGGGGTGAACAGCCTTTACCTGCCCTCGAGGCACAGCCATTGGTGGTCTATGCGCAACAGGCTTGCTTACCTTAATGTGAACTCTTTGAACCTGAGGTTTCTTAACGGATCTGTAATGGACCACACATTATCTTTAACAGATAGTTTCCCCCGATGATTGACACACCCTATACTATAGGATTTACTATGCCTTCTTGTTCAGTCGCGATCTTTTGCTTGAGGTTGTTCAGAACAGTTCGCCGTCGCGAATCTTTGTTCATCTTGGAATAGAGATGCCTAAACACAGTTGTGGTAAGCAGGTTGAAGACCGGCGCACGACCAGGAGTGAAAGTGAGACGGCCATCCTTAATTTTATCAACAGTCAAGATAAAAGCTTCATGAGCCAATTCGTTATGTTCATCCTCGTTCTGTGGATGAAAGTGAATAGCTACACCATGACAGATTTTGTAAACCCCTTCAAGGAGGTGAGTCCACGCCACAGGATCTTTAGTCTTAATCCAATTAGTCCAGTTGACTTCGAGTTGCTTGGAGTCGACATAGAATTTCTTACTTGCCATAATTTCCTCTCGTCTAGTCTCAGTATTAAGTCTTAAATACGTCCATTAAGGAACGCACGATGGCTAACCAACTCGCACGCCTCTTCCTGCGCGGTTCTCTCATGAATGAGACGGCCAAGCTCGTTTCTCCCGAAGATATGAAGAAGGTTGATTCCCTCATGAAGGAAGCATGGAATGATCCTGAGCTTCAGGGGCAGAAGCGCGAGTTCTGTATGGCTCTGAGTCGTACTATTGGTAATGAGTATAAGAGTATCGATGCAGGGATGCAGGATTGCCAAATCACTTTTTGGAAGGCATCCCTTCTGGTATTGTTCCACGAATCTAAGCAGTGCGTAAATAAAAATTGCAGGGAACATTATACTACTACCCAATCCAAACTGGAAAAGTGTGAAAAGTGTGGCGGGGATCTGGTTCTCAAATGGACTCCAAAGCCTCAGATCGCAGAAGATCCTATCAAAAGGCGGAAATTCTTTAAGGCAGTTATGTTCAACTATCTGCGACAGATCTTCCGCGAGAATAAGCCTCCTACGATGAAAGAGACCCGTATTGAAGGTGGTCTGGCTCCTGATGTGGCCCAACGTATCGTCAAGGCCATCCTGGAGAAGATCAGAGAATTCAACTACGAAATCGATAAGGTTGATGACGACCACTATACTATCAACTGTGAAACCGGATTGATCCCCCTCAAGCTCCTGCAACAGATTAACGACGTCCGGACCGATTTCGAACAACACGGCGTTCAGATTACCCTCGACTGGAAGACGATTACTATTATCTCGCTGCTCGAGGTTCCCCCTACTATCAGCTGTAAGATCACTGATAAGATCTACGCTAAGTTTACGAGCTTTGATGGTAATAGCGGTGAAGATTCTGAAGGTGGATTCCGCGATCATTGTGAACACAAAGTACTCACGAGGATGAGCAAGGTCCAGCAAGATCCTATGGAATTCAGTGAGGCCCTTGATGTCATTCGAAGCCGCCTTCCCGACGACGCTCAAGAACTGTTCGACGTCATCACCAATACTCCTCAGGACTACACTGAGAAGTTTGGAACCGACAGATTCTATCGGTCTCATTTGGCACAGTATCTTGGCAAGGAGCCTAAAGAAATTGATTCTATGAAGGAAGTGATCAAGATCCATTGCTTGTCGATGCAACTAGGAATTGAAAGATAATGCAACTGGTGCTGGATAACCGGCAACTGCATCATTTCAGTGAGAGTTATCAAGATATTCTAATAAGATCTGGCCTATTCAATATAACCCGAACACGGATGCCAGAATTTGACGCTTATCTTGAGTTAAGAGATAAAGTATATCTAAAATACCGTCGTAGAGACGGGGAGATGGCTTTCATTAAAATCAATGGTCATCTAATAGTATTAGATTCACAATTCAAAGACGCAAAATCAATGGCCTTTGCGGAATTCGGGTTATTTAATCAATTTAAACCAAGCCTATATATTAAGTACGAAAACAACAAACAACTATCCCAAAAAGTTGGATGTCCAGTCACTCCTTGGGTAATGTTTCCAGCTGGGTGGGATCTAGTTCAGAAATTTGAATGGGGTAAGATTACTCCAATCAGAACTGCTGTTCTAGCAAGTGGGAAGCATAGTCTTAAAATAATGAAAAGAGTTAAATGGTTTGATAAAGCTCGTGAATTAGATTCATTTGATACTAAAGTAGCAATACCAACAGACAAATATTGTCGTTACCTAAAAAAGAGTAAATGGGGTGTCATTTTATCAAGAGGTAATGATAAGAACACACGAGAATATGAGTTTATATCGAACTTTCTACCATTAGCATTAAATTATCATCCTGAATATAATTTCCCATTTCATCCAAACCAACATTTCTATTATATGCGGACTCCCGACGACCTAGAGAAATTAACGAAGGTCGATCCACAACCATACCATAAACGTTCTAAAGAATTGTGGAATACTTATTTCAGACCCGATATGGCAAGTAAAATGCTACTCAGAATGGCAGGAATTAAAGTTTAATCACTCCAATCCCACATGAATAAGACTCATTAGAATCAATAATTTCCCAATGTTTGTATTGCTTCTTAAGTGGTTCCCACACTTCCGTAACTGAAGCATATGGATTGATTATATCATGGAATGCTACATATTTAGAATGATCTTTAACCTTATTAAAGTCATTTCGTACTAATTTCATCGAATGTCTTGCATCAACAAAAGCCAAATCAAAATTCTCATTAAGTTGGATTGTTCGCGAATCACTCTGTCTAAATTCACAACCAGAAAAACGCGCCTTATACTTCATATAATCAATTAACCGAGCCTTTCGGTCATATCCGACACTTCGGCGAAACCCAGGATTAGTCGCTCGAAGATAACTGTCAGTAGTGAATAATGTACCACCATGAGCTACACCAATTTCTATGTAACTATTAACTTCATGTTCCGCCATAAAAATTAAAAATCGTGCAAACTCACGTGGGATCTGCCATAGCTGAAGTTTCGGAGGTGGATCTTTCCATCCCATATCGCAATATGGAGATAGAAATTTTGTTAAAAAATCAACCGACTTCAACTTACTGCGGTGTTGTAAGAAATAATCATGCAAATCGTAACAACGCATGTTTATCCAGCAGGTTTGTTGCCTTCATAATATCCGCCCGACATCGTTGGACCCATCTTAGGTCGATTTATGATAGCACGTGGTGACGGCTGTAGTGGCATTTGTGGTTGTGGACGAATTTGACCACTTTTGCTAGCCGCCAAAACTTTCAACACAAAATCAACGATCTCTTTAGGGTTCTTTGAATCGTTTGCTACGCTATTCGGAGTTGGGCCAGCAATAGCGCGCTGAAATTCAGACATGTTATTGTGTGAAGTGTCCCCCAGATACATTCTGTTCGTGCCCAATACGTAGAGATTCCAACCCATAACAGTCTGACCAGTAGCAGGATTGATCTCTTTAACGAATGGTACGATTTCGATCTTATTAAGTAATTCAGGAATTCTGTAAGGCAGATCCTGTAGCATTGGAGCATACACTCGGCGCTGGAAATTATCAAACCCCTTCTCTGCAAAATACTTGTTAAGCATCCTCTTAACCAATTCGGTGTTCAAACTTTGTTTAACCCGATTTAAGAGTATGTTGTCCTCTGCGATGGCCATAGAATATTTTTGAGTTACGACTTTTCTATCCGAGAATATCCTGTAGGATCCATTGAGACCAAGACGTGGTTTGGAAACTGGTCGACCATTTCATTCTTGTGACTGATGATTAGGATAGTATCCGGCTTATCTGGACGGTCTCCCGAAAAATCATTGTGGATGATATCAACGAACATGCGGACTCCATGAGGGTCCAAGCTTCCATCAACCTCATCAAGGACCATGACGTTACACTGCTGCCCATACATCGAGATATACAGATCATAAAGAGCGAACATGATAGCCAGGTCTATACGCTTCTGCTGCCCACCCGAGTGAAAGTCGTATCCCCAACGAGATGTTTCCACCGACAAAGTCGATGTGAACGTCAACTTCAAGTCGCATTCGAATGCATTCAGATAATACTCAATTCTCTGGTTAAGATAGGGAACTAGATCCGAAAGAATAAACATCTTAATCTTGTTCCGGTCGTGATAACTGCGTCTGATGTATTCATATTCTTTAATACCAATATCAAGTTTCGATATCTTGAGAAGGTGACCACTTAGATCCTCCTGCACTTGTTCAAGTTGAGTCTTAAGCGTGTCAATTACTTCTTGGTATGGGTTTATGCGTTCCTTCTCTTCTGAAGTTTTAGTCTTTAGATCAACGATACGATCTACAAGCTTGTCATGTTGATTATGAATTTCCTTAGCTAAATTTAAACGAGATTCCACATCTTCAGAGACTTTAGCCTGCATCAATTCGATCGCAGTACGCGTCTTGCCTAATAGAGGTTCAAGCTTCTGGCGTTGATCCAGACGCTGTTTGGCACGCTTAGCTAGATCAAGCAGTTGCGCCTTAACTTTAACAGCTTCCTCAAGATTCTGTTCTGCCATGTTAATAGACGTTTCTGGCCGATCTATTACGATAGACTCGATTTCACGCTTCAATAATCCACATTTAGCACCTAGCTCATCTATCATGTCAGCCAATTCATTACCACGCTCAAAATATGGCTTACATAGTGATATTGTATGCTCTTTGGTTACATTCTGTTTACAAGCAGGACATTTAGTACCCGATTTGTCTTTCCATTCTTTAACAACTGCAACAACATTCTCCTCATCCTGCTTCAGCTTACGGTATTCAAGTTCTTCTTTCTCCAAATCCAATTGGAGGCTACTACGACGACTCTCACCTTCGTTGGCCTTAGTATGACGAGTGCGCAAATCGTCTATATCAATCTTAGATAGAACCTTAAAGCGGTCCTGTTGCTGAATGATAAATGGTTTAAGTTGATCAATCTCAAAATCCAACTGTGATAGGGTCATCTCTCCCTGAGTTAGACTACTACGCAACTCTGCTAATTTTTTGAGATTGAGTTGTTGGGCATCATACTCTTTCTGAACAGCATCGAGGTCCGGAAGCTTAATATTAGCTTCCTTTTCTAATTTTCCAATCTCCAAATCCAACTGCTTAACACGTTCATCACGCTCTCTAATAAAAACTAACAACTTCTGCTCAGTCTGTGTAGTTTGTTCTCTTATACGTTCAATATCGCCATCTCGAGTTCCAGCTACAGCTCTCACTTTTTGTTGTTCTATTTCAGCAGCAACCTTACGTTCTTTCGCAACATCTCCCCAAACATTCAAACGATCTAAGCCAAGCATGCGTTCCAAAGCAGCCTTGCGCTTCATATCACTCATAGACAAGAACGATTCGGTTCGCTGGCCGAAGAATATACTAGCCACAAAGATGTCGTAATCAAGATTGAAGGTCTGCTTCAAAAATTTCTGCGCATTCTTATTAGTAGAGAGCGTGATATCTTCTCCATCTTTATGAATAAGAAGATCATCATGACCATTCATCTGCCTAGTACGAGTTATAGTCCAACCATCTGTTGTGGTTATTTTAACATAACATTCCTTCTTCGTGAAGAAATTAACTACCTTATCCCCAGGTGCATGTTTTTTGGGCATACGACCAAAGAGACACCATAAAATAGCAGTGGCGATAGTGGTCTTCCCGACTCCATTAGATTCATCATTACCGTCATCACGACGACCAACGATGAGGATAGGGCCCAACGAATCAAGCTCTAATGATGTTTCGTAATCACCATAGCTCAAGAAGTTAGCCCATTCGAGTGTCTTAATTTGCAGTGGAATTGCCATCTGGATCTTCCGTGGACGCTATTCGTTCCATTCCTTCTTCTACAATCCCTTTATTTAGGGCTGTCAGTGATTTATGGTCCAAGTGTTCTGGATCATCATGCTTCAACCATTGCGCGAATAACGTCGTTCCATCTCCCATATGAGTCTTGGAATTCTGCTGTAATTCAATATCTTCTTCTTGTTTAACCTTCATCCATTTAACGGATCGGGCCCCACGATCAACAATCTTTAAACGAAGTTTGTGAAGCTCATTGCCTGTATAATCTCGCGATAGAAGAACTCGTACGTTGTTACCTACCACATCCATCTTATCAATATTATCGTCCGTGCAAGTCACATAATCAGGTGCACGCTGCTCATTAGGTAGATATTGTTCAGCAGCCTCGAAAGTCTTTATGAATTTGTGTTCACACTTATCAATGTCGAATTCTAAGAAGCCATGCTCGACCAGCCCCTCATCAAATCGAAACGGAATAGGACTGCCTGGATACCAAGTATTGGTTCCAACTTGCTGATAACAATGAAAATGTCCCGAATAAACACGGGCGAATTTAGTCTGAGAGAAATCAACCAAACTCCAGTGTTTTAAGAGAAAGCATTCATTTAAAGAGGCCCCCGTAACTCCAATATGCGTTAACAAGATGTCATCAGGAGTTGCTTTCTTCTCAATTGCACGGACTACTTCCATGTAGGCGGCCTCATAATGAACGAATGGTAATACCCAAAAGGTTCTGCCACCTAATTTTAATCCTCTAATATTCTCAATTATCGTAATTAAAGGACTAAGTGGCCGTACAGAATTAATCTCCCAAGAATTCTTCATAAACATATCATGATTGCCTGGAAACGCAACCCATTCCTGGCTATAATTCTCCTTGGTATCTGCAAAGAAATCGTAAGCGGCTGTCAGAACTTGGATACCAAGACTAGACCGATCATGAAATAAATCACCTAGAACTAACACGATATCGATATTATGGGCGGCGGCATATGCCCTGACTACTTTAGATGCCCACAAGGAATGTTCTAATTTATTAGGTACCCCAAAATGTATATCTGATGTGATAAGAATTTTCATCTACTTAATATCCATCCCAAGATGGATCAAATACTTCTTTAACATCCTGTCTCCTGCTGGCATCCAAGTGTTAATTCCCGCAACATCACGAGAGCTTACTTCACCAAATATTTTAATCCATTTATCTCCATGATATGGTAAATCGATACGACAATGTTTGCGACCATGATAATGAATCACACGTATATCTGGGTCATCAGGATTATCATACTTACATGAACAATTAAAACGATGATCTGCAATCACATGAGGGTATTGAGGCACCATTAACTGACAACAAGTCTCATCAGGGATAAACAATTCACGGCCTTTAAAGGCCATTCCAAACCAATCTTTCATCAGTGGAGCATCAAGTGTAAATCCATAAACACCAGTATTAATTGCTTTACCATATCTTAATGCTGGTTTAACAAAATCAGGATACCAAGGCTTCCATTTTTTAATGCGTCTCGAAACCAATCCTCGAGCAGTTTCCCAATTCGCCATATGAGTACCCATAAAGGTATGCTCTTCGATCAAGGGAAACAACTCATCAATCGAACCCACAATAAGTGTATCAGCATCGATAAACAGATTAGCACGATAAGGGGCAACTTCATGTAATTTGCATTTAGTCAAATAAGCTGCATTTCGACCTTCAACACCAAGATTGATACGCTTAACAGTAGCGTCGACTGCAGGAGCGATTCGTTCACATAAAAAATGAGAGTCTTCTCCTTCCGATAATATTGTTATAGGGCCTCGATAAAAACGACGCAATGTATAAGTCGAAACCAACAACCTGACTGTACAGGAAGTTCCTCTGTTGTAATAAATAACGCCTCTATCCACGTGCTATTCGTCTTAATTCGCGTCTACCCAACAGCGCCCAACCATGGTGTCGCATCTTTCTCCGCAGTGTCCTATATCCCATCCTAGCTGCACAATAATAAAGGAAAGTATCTTGTGAAGGAATGGGTAATCTATCTCCACAAAGAGACGCCATTTGAGCAGTCCATTTAGTAAGCCCAAAAAATATCCATGAAGCAATTCGTTTTGATTTAACTATATTACTACCTGGTTCCCGATGAATATTTAATCTAGGAAATTTACTTATCTGAGGAATTGTATCTCCCCAGTCGTCCAATATATCAAGCGCATCTGGTGGTTTAGTATACCCCCAAGGATTGCTAACATAAACTGGGACACGACCATGTTCATCTGGATTAAACCATTCATCAAAAAACCAGGGACTATCATCTGTCGCGGCTACATCAATGTCAATCTTCACATACCAATTTGTCTTAACTACTTGACCAGGTACTTTAACAAATGCAGTTAACATCTTTTCGCGTTGACTGATCCCAGGCATATCCCATGGCACAAACTTTACTTGTTTATTACTTTCAAAAATTGGTAAATCTTGTAAAGAAATTTCACTCTTATCATAAATTACTACCAAAGGCAAATCACGAAGCTGTGGTTTATGATATAACCAGTTTGGCCATGCATGTCTAGCTTGTGGAATATGATTACGATCAACAGCAATTATGATTGTCAAATCATCCCGGATCATTTCTTGCCCAATTCTTTTTCTCGCTTTTCTTTTTGTTTCTTCTCTTTACGTAATTCAGCTTGCCGTTCATATAATCCAAGTGTCCGTTCCTTCTCTACATTAATCGGCATCTCTATAGTAGCCATAGAAATTGCCTCTTCGAACTTCATAATAGGGAAAGTCTTAAGACCCGATTCAGGGTTGCAATTGAAGATTTTATAACCATATCGATCGAATATTGATTTCAACTGTTCAAATCGTTCAATTAACTGTTGATATGTCGTGTTATTTCCTTTAATGGAGCCCTGCGCACGATCTTGTTCGAAATGGTACTTATACTTACTATCCATCTTAAAATCACAACCAAGCAAATAAACAGTTCTTATTCCAAGATAGAACAATATTCTAAGAGCAGCCAACATAATACTACGACCGCCACCATGATCTTTATGGTTACCCCAATTAATAGTGTCCTCAAAAAGATATTGTTCTGGAACAAAATGCTCGTTCCGACGATAATACCAAACATTTGGGCAATCGCCTGTCTTTATATTGGTTTCTTTCCAAGCATCACTATCAAAAAGCTTCTTCTCAGAATGAGAAAATGGTACAAATTTTGTAATCTTAGGATCAAGCCATATTGACTTAATGAAGTTCCCAGGATCGTCAACCGAAATCCATAAGTCGGGTCGGAAAGATTTAGTACAATTGTTTACGGCCATTGTTAAGACACCAGGCTTGTTTAACAACGCCTTATTAATTAACGAGAAACTGGGGCCTCCTAGAATTAAAAACGCACTACGGCCACGATACATGTCCCCACACCATAATGGATGACCATCACGAGAAAAGAACATTGGCGGGGATTGGAGGTACTGGCCTATAAGATGACCCTCATGCACCTTACGTCCGTGCCTCAATTCATGTAAATCATTTGTATCTCGACTCTTGCCACCTGGAGTTTTAGTAATTATGTCAGGTCCACGCAATTCTTGCTTACGAACTGGAGTTGTTTCAGCCTGTTCAGACTGTTCAGGCTGTGAGTGCTTTTTAAACAACTGACTGATAACGGTATGCAATGATCCAATTGAATCCTGTCCAACAACTAAGGCAGTTATTCCATATTGCTTAAGTTGATTAATAACAGAAATACAATCATTAATATCATCTCTAGTTGCGTCAGTATTTTGTATAACAAGCGCACGTGAGTTATATTGATGGAGATCTAAAGCGGACGCAATATCTAATACAGCTGGGGCTTTGAGCTGTCGAGTTATTAATATATTATCATCTTTTCCAATATCTGCAATATTCTCGATAAGTTTCCGACCAACTGCAGCAGATGTTAATATCGATTCAAGAACAGAAGCTTTGTGACTTATTAGAACAAGCGCTGAACGCATGCCCTATTTATTAAGGGGAACCTGGTGGTATAGGAAAATCCAATAGAGGATCTGGAGAAGGTGGAGGACCACTTTCGTAACGAATTTCGATATTACCAAACATTCCACCTAATGAACCGTGATCATTAATAAAAGCATGTATATTCTTAGAAGCCGACATATCAATCTCTAAATAGGCATTTAGAGTCGGAATCGCTAATAATGAACCTGCCCACAAACTTGGATCTGGATCAGCAACGATAGATGATGTCAACCGGCTTCTAAAGAAGACCTGCCGCCTATCAATTTCATTTCGTGCTCTAGCTATAAATACGAATCCATCACTGAATGTATCAGATCTTATAAAAGCATCAGTACTGATAGCTCGATAAGTAACGGTTACTTCATCAAATTGAGCATAATAATGGCCAAAACCTACAGGGCCATCAGCTGAAGTATTACCAGGATTGGTGCCAGCCTTTACCCAAAAAATTTTGTCAATTTCTATGGAAATATTTTGATCTAAGAAATCAAGTACAAAAGGAAAAACACGCCCTAGATCGATATTTGGGACTTCTATAATATTCAGATCTGAACGCCTGGAGTTCAGGCAACCTTCGATAACTCGAAAAGTGGCTCTCTGATGAGGCATTAATATCCTCCTGACGACAAACTGGAATCGCTAGATGGACTAGAAAGACTCTGTGGCGACTGACTAGAGAGACTCGAGACACTAGAGACTGATTGTGGACTCTGACTCGAGACACTGGAAGCCGACTGCGGCGACTGGCTCGAGAGACTGGAAGCCGACTGCGGCGACTGGCTCGAGAGACTCGAGACACTGGAAGCCGACTGCGGCGACTGACTCGAGAGACTCGAGACACTGGAAGCCGACTGCGGCGACTGACTCGAGAGACTGGAAGCCGACTGCGGCGACTGGCTCGAGAGACTCGAGACACTGGAAGCCGACTGCGGCGACTGGCTCGAGAGACTCGAGACGCTGGAAGCCGATTCTGCTGATAAGCTGGAGAGACTAGAAGCCGACTGCGGCGACTGGCTCGAGAGACTCGAGACGCTCGATGGTGACTGACTCGAGAGACTCGAGACACTAGATGGCGACTGACTCGAGAGACTAGAGAGACTCGAGACACTCGATGGCGACTGACTAGAGAGACTCGAGACACTGGAAGCCGACTGTGGCGACTGACTAGAGAGACTCGAGACGCTCGATGGTGACTGACTCGAGAGACTCGAGACACTAGATGGCGACTGGCTCGAGAGACTCGAGACACTGGAAGCCGACTGCGGCGACTGGCTCGAGAGACTCG